TTATTTATTATTGGAGTATCTATATTATATCTATATTATTATATTCCATATTATGTATTATTAATTATTATATTATTATATATTTAATGTATATAGTATTATAGTATTTATATATTATATTATATTAATATATTATATATTATTAGTATATACCTAAATTATTAATATTCTTCATGACGTATAATCATAACATTATTCATGTGTCTCATTATTAATATATATAGGGGTATAAGCAACTCATTTTCAGCCAGAACAGAAATTTCCTTACTCGCTGTTTTGCCGTGTTTACAACTTCGCCCACTGCGCAAAATCCGCCCAAAGTGGCGCGGGGCGGGAGAGCGCAACACCTCAATCCGCAAGATGAGCAATCCTAAAACCGCATAATATAGAAGAAACTTTGTTTTCGCTGATTATTCACGCCAAACATTACGACCTCGCCGTTCTCGGCAAGTTCATTCTGACACAGTGTCAGTAAATGCCAAAATTTCTTTCCTCGCTGTAGGGCGCGACTACCAATTCCCGCCAGATTTTCGCGGTTTTCGCCCGAATTATTCCCGCGCATTTCCGCAAGAAAACAAACATTTTTGCGGTCAAAATAAACAAAAACAAACGATTTTCGCGGATTTATTTAGTAAAAATGACGAAAAGTGAAATGTGGTGATTTGCCGAACACTTTGCTCGATATCATACAAGATGTTCGATAATGAACAGTTTGCTCGGTATTGTTAAGTGATAAGATTTTCCCGCGGAAACGCCAAATTTGTTCGAACGGCGAAATTAGCGGGCAGACCGACGATGGGGGAGAGAGTGGATTATTTAATTTGGGATTGGGGTGTGTTTTGTTGGTGAATGAAGGGAGAACGTCCAGCCCCGGGGAGATGTTCAAACAACTATACAATCCCGAACTGCCCCCGTTGACAATCCGCCAAAACGTCAACAACTTGTTTGGACAAGATACGGTACGATATCAGTACCAAAATATCGATAAAGTGATACTGATAACATTGTATCGATACCGCTGTATTGATAAGATTATATCGATATCAAAATATCGATATCCAAATATCGATATCACAGTATCGATAACACGATATCGAGTTAACAATACCGATAACACTATATCGATATCACAATATCGATAACATAGTATCGATATCATAATACCGATATGTTAACGAGACACAATCTCAATAACATAGTTTGCACATAATCCGCAAAATGTGCAAATACCATAATATTCCATAATGAATCATAAAACGCCAAAAAACGTCAAAACGCCAAAACGTGTCAATAGTAATATAGTCATATTAACTATAATCGCATCATGCCACCTCAACGTCCTATCATAAGGTATATACATATAGTATATATACTATGCTATGACCATACTAATATATACATATAGTATATATATACCATGCCCTGACCATGCTAGTATATACTATAAATATATAGTAGATCTATATCTATACATGATGTATATACACTATCCCGTCATTGACTCTCATACACTCTTTTTTTCGCCTATAATAGAAGGTATTCATTTCTAAAACATCAATTTGGCTGATATTTACGCGCTTTTTGACGGTTTTGCGTTTGAGTTTCTTCTATTTAAACGAAAAAATAAAAGTTTCCGCCAAATACCTTGCGATTGTACATAATGCACAACACAAGAACCAGATAGTTGTGCAACATGCACAAGTATGTGCAATATGCACAAATTAACGGTAGATATATTGTGCAAAAGTAATAAATCGTAAATAATGGCAAATAAGTCGTTGACAAATACACAAAAAGTCTCTAGACTTGACAGTGTCAGGGATGACATAAAACATCCGAGGCGGTAAAACCCGTCGGGTAACTGAAAAATGGATGGTTTGGTTCAGCCGAAAGTGAACAGTCCAAACGTGAGGCGATACACTCAATAAAATGTGTCAGGTATGAAAAAACCGAAATTTCACTGCGCCGTGTCCGATAGGATGTGAATAATCATAACGGTGTAGCACCTTGAAAATCTAATATCTGATAAGTATGGGATATCATGAAATTTGAAGTCAGCTATACGGGCAGGTTATACGGCGGTCAAGTTACCGTTAAGTCCTGCAAGCCGATTCTATCAAGGTGTGTCTCCACAATGTGAGAGGCAAGCGTAGTTGTAGTAATACAATGACAAGCTACCAAAAGCACATTTGACTTTTGGCGGTTCGTGTCCCGTCACTTGAACCTGAAAAGCTAATTCAATTAGCGAACGATGACGAGAAAGTCGATAGGGTTTAAAGGCAGGCAGTCAATAAAATGATTGCGGTGTAGATAAGGCAGTATCTTAAAGACGAAACAAAGACTTAAAAATGCATTGATACAATGCCGAAGGTATAGGCAAAAAGTAATGATGAGCAAAAAGTCAGATATGGGCTATTATTTCAGGCGTGGCAAACTTGAAATGATAGGGCTTGCAAAACTATAACGTTGTGAAACGTGGTAGCAAAGCAGTGATTGAGGCTACATGCACATTGAGTCGTGAAGATGCGACCAAAAGCGAAAAACGCAGTCAGACTATAAACTGCAAGTCAGGCGTAAAGTCAAAATGAAAGTGAATTCTACTGAAAGATATATGCTTGATACTACAGGTGAGTTGAAACTGTGAATGTAGTTAGACCAACACTAAAAAGAGTCGCACTGTAAAAAGTGTCCATAAAAGAGTCCGAAAAGCTGATAAGTTCGTTTCCGCTTTATGCACTAACATTTTAACGGTTAGTGCATACGGGGTCAAACGAACCCGAAACAATCAAAACATGCAAAGAAAAGAAAAGGAGTAAAAATTATGGCTAAAAAGGTTAATGCAATCAATGGTATTCAGGCAAACGATGTAACTGCAAATGCAGTTGTTTCTACACGCAAAACAACCCGTAGGGGCAAGACAAAAGATGTGGCTATTCAGTCCCATAACCATGTTGACGAATACACAAGACGTCTTGAAATCGGCAAGGCAAAAGCCGCACAGAAAGCCGCCGATTATAAGGTGATGTGTGACAGGCTTGATGATGCATACGATAAGTATGCAAAACATATGGCGGATGCATTCGGTGAGGGTGTCCGCCTGATGATGCGCAACTCCGCCACAATCGAAAGCAATGAGGTTGACTCCGTTGCGGCTAAAGAACGTGAAACTGTAGCGGAGGCTAACAAGCGTGAAGTGGCTCATGCTCTCCACATGGCGGAGGACTTCACCGTTGCGGAGGCGGTCGCTGATTCCACCGTCAAGAATAAGACAGACGCTAAAAAGACAGCCACAAAGAAGACCACAAAGAAGACAGCTACAAAGACAGCCACAAAGAAGACAGCCACAAAGACAGAGAATCCCGAAATGGCTGAACTGACAGCACTCTACAATCAAGGTCTTATCAGCGAAACGCTTTTCAAGGCAATGTCAGCGAAGTTCTCCGCTGAAAATGTGGAGTCCGAAAAGAAGACTGCACCTAGACGCCGTACCACTAGCAAGGGTGGTCGCAAGGTCGAAATGACAAATGAACGGACAGTCACCGCTAAAAACGGTATCGAGTACATGGTCGGTGACTTCACACATACCCAGACTGGCGAAAAGCTCTATGGAGTATGGATGGAGTCGAAAACTGATGATGGTGTTAAGTGGCTCAAGGATACATTCGGAGTCCACTACAGCCCGTTTGCGGCGGCATTTGTATTCAACTACAAGCCCGACACATACCTCAAGTCTGGCAAGGCGAAGAAGGCGAAGAAGACAACAAAGAAGACCGCATGAAACAACATACACATTCACCGCAAGACGGTTTAGGGCTTACATAGCCCTATTCCGTGTGGCGATGAGTATACACAAAAAAGGAGAATGCTATGGAATTCGAAACGTATAAGGGTATTGGAAACACAAGACACCTTGTGATTAGTAATGATGTGAAGTCGGTGTTTATATGGATAGCGGACACTGGAAAAGTGTTAGGGACTCGTGTAGTTTATCATCAGGTGTTTCACGATGGAAAGTACGTTGTCTATGAAAGAAAAGCGTCTTTCTGTGAGGCGGAAAAATGTATCGGAAAATATAAAGAGGTGTTATCACGTACTCAAAAAGGACGGGAGAAGTTGGCATTATTTGGATGGAATTAATTCTCTGAAAGTTTGACATCCTTGCAAGGATGCCATTCTTTGAGAAAATTAAATTAAATTTAAGGAGGATTACTATGAAAAATGTAACCGTAGGTCTTATTAAAGGTCGCCATGAAATGCCAGTAGAAGGGTACATATTTCAGAACGCTATAGCGGACGTACATGATTATTCTGCTATACGTCGCCATGTGGAAACATGGATAGCGGAAAACGTCGGGATTGTCCGCCGCAATTTCTGTATCGGACTTAATCAGGCGGACGATAACGATGTAACATGTTTTCGTGGGGAAAAATCCCTCACCGTTTATGTGACGGGTTTAACATCCGTCACGGCGGAGGTCATCCGTTGTTGTGCTATTAACGGTGTACCGCTGACACTGATGCATTTTAACTCCGTAACTGGAGAATATGAAAAACAGTGTATCTTTTGATGTACTGTGATATAATTTCCATAAAAGGGGGTGAACCATATGGAAATTATAGAAATGAGGAAAAAGTTGGGTCTGACTCAAGCCGAGTTTGGAAGGAAGTATAAAATTCCTTCCAGAACGGTACGCAATATTGAAAGCAGTGGAAAAAACAATCCACTTCTAAAAATGTTGCTAGAACGTGCGGTTTTGGAGGATTGTGACCCAAATTTTCCGAAAAAACCATATTGTCTAGGTTTTAATATGAGTCGGATACTTGACTATAGTCACCTGACTCAAAAAGAGTTTGCGGAACGGTATAATATACTTCCGTCAACTATAAATAATTGGGTGACTGGATACAGGAAACCGAAAACATATATATTATCTTTATTGGAACGGTTTGTTCGTGAGGATATGAATGAGCCATGGAAAAGTTATATAGCGGAAAAATAATCCGCTTATATATATCATGAAAGGAGAATATAAGTAGTTATGGATTATAGGAAAGTTATTTTCGAAGGTGTGGAAGTCGGTTTTGACTACAGAATCGACCTTGCAGGTATGTACGTGATTCGGTTCAACGGAAAATTCGAGCCGATTCACAATGCACACGGAAAAAGACCTTATATTGTGAACCCAGTGAATCACAATAAGGTTTTTCTCATCGGAGATGCCTTGTCAGCACTGGCGGAAGCAGTTGATGTTATCGGGATTTGATGAAAGGAGAATAGAAGTAATGAAAGATTTGTGTATCGGAATAATATTATGTTTTTTCATCTGGCTTTTCATCGTCGCTTGCGGTGGCGTTGAATGTTCTACCACATGTGGAGAAATTTACTCCAATGTGTTAGTCGGGGCGGTAGCAATAACGGGAATTCTCGTATTAGAAATTATTACGGGGGTGATATAAATGAAAAACACAATTATATTTCTTGCGATTGTGTTTGCAATTGCAAGTTTCGTATTTGGAAGAACGGAAAACGTCACGACCTATCCCGAAACAGGGAAAGTCGTGAATGTATCTGATAACGATTTAGTCACGGTGGAAACTTCAAGTGGAAATATCTTTGAGTTTTACGGTGGCGGTTGGAAGGTAGGTGACTGCGCAAGTCTGGAAATGGACGGGTGCGGTACGGAAACAATAAGAGACGATGTGGTTATTAATGCGCAATATAGCGCATGGAAAATAAATTGAGGGGGCAAAAATGGCAAATAAGAAATATCTCAAGGAAAAATATCTTGAAGTACGTGAGGAAGCGTACAAGAACGGAAAACTGGATAACGTTGGAGTATATACAACGGCTATGATTGCCGCACTCCGTGACATGGCGGAAAACGATGTATATCCTGACGGAAACTTTGGCGATGATGAGTGCAACGTATGGTCAATGTTCCACTCGTATTGCCCGAAGTATAACAGAGGATTTTAATCTTCAACCTGTCCATGATTGGAAAATCGTGGGTGGGATTGTTGGTTAAAACAATATAAAAATATACAGGAGGAAAATATGAAAAAACGCAAGAAGAATAAACGGAACGTAACGTTGGAAGAGATTGACCGCGCTATGGAAGAACAGGAAGAGATTGAAAACACAGAGAGTGTGTGGAATATAAAAGAATATTCACGCACGATTGACCTTGAAGATTTATGTGTCAGAGAAGAGTATTCATCTCGGAAAGAAGATTGGGTATTAGATTTAATTGACATGTGTCTTTTCCATGATGGCGGAGAATTAATAGAGTTTCGTCTGGAAAATAATTTATTACATACTTCTTATCTGGCTAAGACAAACACAAACTTGCAGATATGCGATGAGCTTGTGGCACATGGTATTAATACCATTCGTGGCGAGTATGAATATTCGCAATATCGCTATTAAATTCAATACGGAAAAATAAGGAGGGAATAAAAATGTCAAAAATAACAAAATGGAACGATGAGTGGTTCGAGATTTGGTATCAGGATAAACAGTCAATCCTTGATACTATGGTGCGGAATATGGTCGCTGATTTGGAATGTGGATATGATTATTTCGGAAACTGCATTACAAGACAGCGTTCGGAAATCGCTGAATATAAAGCGAAATTCGACGCTGAGGTTATGAGTTTTGCGGAAAAATCTGACATGGAACGTAACAAGTGGTGTTATTACGACATGCTGAGACGTGGCGTAATTGAGTCATTAATCTAAAAGGAGAAAACAAGTAATGAGTTACGGAAAAATCAAAGATACTGTGGCTGATATGGTCGCATCATTCCTCACAGACGAGACAATCGTGAACGGGAAATTAAAAGACCAGATTAAAAAATGTCTGGAAATTAACGCAACATTAACATCCTGCTACAGTTTACAGGTCACAGATGTTCTGGATATCAAGGGAAAAACCAGTGCGGATAGCGGTTGGTACATTACCCTTGAGGGAACTCGTTGCGGAAAAAAGTTCTTTGTGAACAATGATATGAAAGTTGTTCGCAAACCGAACAAAAACAAGGTCGCGGTTATACATGAATATAGTCTTTACAACTGCGGAAAGTTTTTCGAAGGATTCTGGTTAGAAAATTTTTAAGGAGGGAAAAATGAAGTTTTATAAAGTAATAAAAGGTGACGTTCACGATTATTTCACTGGATATACGACGGTGGAAAATGAATTGGTCACGCAGAGGGAGCGTGACACAAAATTCCGATATCTTTCGGATAGCGTATTTGAGGAAGTGGATGTGTCAAAGAAAAAGACATTCTGGAATTTTGGAGCAAGATTCGAATGTAAAGGGGGTGATTAAATGTCCTCGATTGAAAGAAAAACATACTTGGAACTTGAGGAAAAATATAAGACAGTTCTCTGGCGAAGAGTATACGGATGTACCGCAAGCGGAGAATTGATTAATGGTATGGTGTTCATAGTTGACGGAACTGTGGTTTTAACACTTTGGGAAAAATAAGGAGGAAAAAGATGAATTACACGGATTACATGATGAATCAGCCATTTACAGACGGCGAGGAAATAAGGGATTTTTTGAATGGCAAAGTGAAAACAAAACCATACACTTTGGAGTTTAAAAACCCGACTCATAAGGATATCGCAAAGCGGATAATCGAGGAAGAAGGAGGTGAGATTATACAGGGATTTCAGTGCTACTGTTACTATTGTCTGGAATATTCCGCAACGAAAGAACAGGATGCGGAAATTGTGAAACGTCTGAAATATATCTGGTTACTTTAAGGAGGGAAAAATGAAAACAGTATGGATGAGAGTTAGCATGACAGTTGAGGTTACTGATAAACAGTGGGAAAAATTAAAGAAGGAGGCGAACGGAAATGACTTAGATGTTCCCGATTGGCTTCTGGAAAAAGTTAAAAAGAAGGGTAAGATTGACGATGATTCTTATATTCCCTATACGGAATTTGAGGAAGAATGGTAATTTAAGGAGGAAAGAAAATGCACGAAACAAATGATTATATCTATGAAGCTATTAACAAGGCGGAAATCGCAGAGGTCACATTGGAAGAAAAGATTGACGATTGCGAAGATTACGAAGAAAGAGAACGTCTTGAAGAAGCTTTGGAAAAAGTACAGGACGCAATGGAATTACTTCTGGAAGCTACAAACATTATGGAAGGAGAGGAATAATGAAAGATTATATTCTGGCTGTAAAATGGATGTTTGGAATGAACAATAAGGAAGCAAAGAAATATATTAAAGAAGCCGAGGAAAACGGCGGTCAAATTCTGGAAACAATTCTGGAAGGGTATCAGCGGAACGCACAGAGAGCATTCTGGAACGATTAGAACATCAGTTCTGGATTGACATAAGAGAATGTAGGTAGTATAGTTTACAAACGGAGGGAACAGATATGAAGAAAACAGTAAAGACAACGGAGAAGGAACTTAGAAAACAGGTTCTTAGTATTATGGAAAACCATACAAAGAATCCAGATGAAATGATGGAATTTTTAAAATTTCAATCACGTTTTCATCAGTATTCGGCAAGGAACTGCATGTTAATATATATGCAGAATAGTGGAGCAATACTTTGCAAGTCATTTTATTCATGGAATAAAGAGGAAGTAGACGGGAAACCTACCCATATACTTAAAGGACAGCACGGATTGAAAATCCTGACCCCAGTAACGGTAACAATAGTTCAGGTTTCGGAAGGCAAAACAAAGAAACTCAGCGAATGTACGGAAGAAGAAAAGAAACTTGTAAAAGATGATTTGTTGCCAACAAAAAAGTCTATAAGATTCATAGTTGGAAACACTTACGATATTGCACAGACGGATTACCCGTCAGAGTTATACCCGAAAATGCTTAATCGTGGTGTTGCAAGTGTCGAGCATGGAAAAATTTTCAGCGGTTTAAAGAAATACTCTGAGGAAAAATGTGGAGTTCCATTCTATGTTGGCGATGCGGAAAAAGATATTAACGGTGCGGCTCTGTTCGGATTCTGTAGGTATAATCCTAATCCAGAAATTCATCTGGCGCGGAATTTAAAGGATACACAGATGCTTTCCGTTGGCGGTCATGAGTTTGGACATGCAATATTGCATGGAATAACTTGCGACAAGTCAACATATCGGAAAGAAGTTGAAGCTGATATGTTCGGAATTATTCTTGACCTTCACTTTGGATTGGAAATTGAGAACACGCGGAAAAATCACCTGAAAGACAACTTTGATGCACTCGTAAGAGAAGCAACAAAGGACGTCAAGAGTGAGGAAAAGGAAAAGGTCAGACAGAAAGTTATTGCGGACGCTTACGAGGATGTAAACAAGGCATTCCGAGAACATATTGACGGAATAGACAAGATGATTCTTGCGGAATAAGGAAGGAGAATATAAGTAATATGTGGGATGATTCAAGTTAGGGCGGAAAATATCCGCCCACCACGCACAACTAAATATTGGTAAAAAAATTGAATATCGGAAAATAAAGTGAATATGGAGAATAAAAAAATATAAAATCCACGGAGGAAAAAATTATGATGAACAACACAATGAACAACGCAACTGTTAACGCCGCTGAGAACAACGCAGTAGAGAACAAGGAGGTTACTATGAACGCTATGGAAATGTATGAGGCAAAGATGGCAGAGATGCAGGCAGAACTTCTGGAAAAGGCATTCCCCGAAATCAGCACCACGACAACACAGATGACCGCAAAGGGAATTGTACAGGCTTTCAAGTCTGGAAAAATGGAGTCTGGAAATACCGTACAGAGAACGGACGTATGGAAAGCTGAACAGCGTGACCTGTTCGTACATTCTATCCTTACTGGCTTCCCGATTCCGCAGATTATCTCTATCCGCTCTGAGGTCGTTGGGAAAAATGACAAGATGATTATGGTCGATGACCTCATTGACGGAAAGCAGAGGACAACTACACTCCGCATGTTCCGCAACAACGAACACCGTCTTGGAAACATTCAGCCGATTGTCATTGATGATATGGCATATGATATCTCTGGAATGACATTCGAGGAACTTCCCGAAGTGATTCGCGATAAGTTTGACAGCAGAACATTTAACTTCATTCGCATTGATGGTGCGGATGATGATACCATTGCGGAAATCTTTAAGAGACTCAACAATGGTACTCCGCTGAGTGCGATTGAAAAGACACGTGTCGCAAGTAAGGAACTGGAAACAATCATCGAGATTGGAAAACATCAGTTCTTCCATGATACCCTTACGGAAAACGCTCTGCGGAAATACACGAACGAGGACATTATCATTAAGACAATGATGATGCTCAATATGCCGAAGTCGGAAATCTGCCTTGACAACAAGGTTGTTCGTCCGTACTACGAAACGGTACACTTTGAACAGGAAAATATTGATGAACTCAACAGTATCTTCACATTCGGACTGAGGGTTGCAAAACATCTCAATTCCGCAACTGGCGACAATGCAAAGCGTATGAAGCGCATCGGGAAAAAGGTTACTGTGAGAACACACTTTATCTCCCTTGTGCCGTTCATGTACGATGCAATCACCAATGGATACGCGGCGGAAGATTTTGCGGATAAGTTCTGCGCTGAGTTCTTCGAAACAAATACGGATGACTACAGCATCTATCGCGGAAATGCTTCTTCTGGCAGTAACCACCATGCACAGGTTGTAAAGCGTTGGGAGGTACTGGAAAAAGTATACAACGCTTGCAAGGGTGAGTTCCGCAGTCAGGAAGAAGTAGACAAGATTCTCGCGGCAGAGGCAGAGGCGAAAGCCAAAGCCGAAGCCGAGGCGAAAGCCGCAAAGGAAGCCGAGGAAAAAGCTAAGGCTAAGGAAAAAGCTGAGAAGGAAAAGGCTAAAGCTAAGGCTGAGAAGGAAAAGGCTAAGAAGAGAGCAGAGCGCGAAGCAAAGAAAGCTGAGAAAGAAGCTAAGAAAGCCGAAAAGGAAAAGGCTAAAGCAGAAGCGGAAGCAGAAAAGGAAGTAGAACAGGAAATTGAAAATGCTATCAACGCCCCGATTGACGAGGGTGATGATATCATCAGCGAAGAAGAGTTTGCGGAACTGGAAGCTGAACTTAACAAGCTTGCGTAATCAAGTCACCACACGACACTATGTAGGACTGGAAAATAATATCCAGTCCTACAACTTTATATGAAAGGAGAACAATATGTTTATTGCACTTTGGAAAGCAATGAAGGTATTAGATGGAGAACCGTTGGCAAAAGGAACAACACCGTGGACAATCGGAACAGAAGACGGTAACGGGTGGATATTCTACTTTGACGGAGAAAAACTTCATGACGGCTCACACAATCATGTTGTACTTAGCAATGAGGTATTAAATAGGCAGTGTATAGGAATTTACGAAAGGGGCGAACGCGAACGCTACGATGAATATGATAATTTTATGGAACTTAAAGCGGGACTTGCTTTCATAGTGGAAGGAAGAGAAAACGGGGAAATCTGAAAGCATAAATAAAGAACATTTTAAAACAGGAGGGATAAAAATGTGGGATGATTTAGCAAGAATCGAAGCGAACTATGGTTGCGTTCAGGAATATTATAGATGTATGGAAGAAAAAAGAGAAAGATATGAACCTACGGAAGAAGAAATGTTAGAACACGAAAAAGAAATGCATCTCTACCATAGAAAAATAGAGATACTTAACGGAAAACCCAGTGAACTTGCCGTAAAACTTAATAAAGAATGGGCGGAAAAAGAACCAGACAGAAATGATTATTACGCAGGAAGGGATTGGAGTCTTGCAAGAAAGTTAGATATTATTGAGAAGATATGCAAACACTACGGAGTAGAAGCTAATGAAAAATGGGAAACGTTTTACAGGTCGGAAAACTTTAGCATAGCTGTAGAATATATAGACTCATGTTATATAAAGTCTAAACACATTGGAAATCTTTCGTATGAAATGTTTCAGAATATATTTAGAGATTTAGATTATTGCAGATTATATCCGACTATGAAATACGGAAATATGATTCGTAGTAATATAAGTCTTGGAAATTTAAAAATTGCAGACCTTAAATGGTGCGGTGTTGAAACAGAAGAGTCATTACAAACTGAACTTCTGACGAACGGATACAACGAGGAAGAGGAAATTAAAAAGTTTATGGAAGGGAGAAAATAATATGAATAAAGAATATACATTTGAAGTATTAAATCCAATTTACAGCAATGAATATGCTAAATACTTTAAATATAAAGACTCGTGGAACGGGAAAATTAAAATTGAATCAGCAACGGAAAACTGTATTATCGCTACCGCAAGCGCGGAGTGTACGAGATTTGATATCGTTCTTACTAAATACTACACAGATAAGGACGGGAACAATAGTTACTGTTTCACAATGCCAAATTGGAGATTCGGCGGAATACTCACAAGACATTGCGGCTATTCGATGTATAACGATGACCAGTTACGGCATGGAATAGATAATCCGATTGATAGACTTTCAGCGGTGTATGCAATCGGGAAACTTATTGAGATTTTCGAACATAAAAAAACGGGGACGATTGATGAGGTTGATGAATTATTTAAAAGTGTCGGAAAAACCCTCGATGTTCGCAATGAAAGATACTCTTGGAATGAAGGATACGGAATAATAATATGCGAGAGTCGTGAGGATGCTGACGAAATCGCAAATGTATTCGACGATATGTACGACTGCGGAACTTGCGAAGTTGGAACATTTAACGATGACAAGTATTTTGTAAGAAACTTTTAATTAGAAAGGAGAAAATAAGTATTATGAAAAACTGGAATATTAATGAAATTGAGGCTCTTACACTCGCGGAAGTAAAAGCAATGAAGGAAGATTGTATGGAAATTAACGGACACGACATATACTTTGTAGACTTTGGCGGATATTTCGGATACTCTGCGCTCGTCTTTAAGGACGGAGCACATATATATTACGCTAATGATTATGAATTACACCACAAGGGAAAAAGTAAGGAAGAATTGAAAGCATGGTATATGGAAACATTACCAAATGAAATCTTTACGGATAAAGATTTGGAGGTGGTAGATGATTATGATGATTATGATAGAAAAAATTATTTCTTGCGGAACTACTACATTCAAAGAATTCCGTACGAAACAGCTTTCCACATTTTCCATAATGACGATGAAGAAAAGGCGTTTAAACGGAAAATAAAAGGTATGTTTTATAATCCTATTTCTTTCTGTTATGTAGAACAGAAGTACAAGGAGTTTTGTAAAACACAGGCGGAACTTTTTGGAAAATTGGAGTCCGCAAAAGAATCCGCATCCAATGATAATTTTGAATACTGGAAAAAAGCATTTCTTTCTGAGATGTTCAACCACGAATACGGAATCGCATGGGACGCTGATTACACTGTCATCTCATGTTTCGCAAGCATTGGATACAACAACAATACTTTGGAACAATGTTTTGATGACGCAAAATTTACGGAAGTTCAGCGGAAAGCGTATCGCGCCGCTCGCGATGAATATTACAGAACGGCGACATTTTAATTTGAGATAAGAGAGCCGTTAGTTTTCCGACATGACGGCTCTCTTCACAACCACCAAAACGAATGGAGGCACAGCACAGATGGATTATAACACAATGATTAATGATATGACAGTCTATCGTGCGGAAAAAGAAGAGCCGTTAATAATTGAGGAATTTGAAAGTTTTACTGGAATTCATTTCACTGTAAAGCATAATGGAAAAATGTCAGGAATGGCATCAATTTCCACGGCTTGTATAGTAAATACGCATTGCCTTAAACACCGAAATGTTGAAGGAAGTATCTGTCAGGCATGTTTCGCGGAACGGAATTTTAGAATGTACGGAAATTCTTTCGAAGAGTGTTTCGTGCGCAATTACAGAATTCTTACATCCGTGGAAATTCCGCAGACACTTATGCCAATTCTGAATTACTCAATATTTAGAATTGAATCATTCGGAGATATCGAAAACGAAACGCAAGCTAAAAATTATGTAAATCTTATCAACGCAAATCCAAATACGCAATTCGGTTGGTGGACGAAGAATTACAACATTGCAAAAAGTGTTTTCGATAAATATGGAAAACCGAAAAATCTCAGTTTAGTTATTTCATCTCTTATGATGAACAAACCATTGTCTCTTGCTAATATCGGAAAGTATGCGGACAAAATATTTACCGTATATACAAAAGACTTTATAAAAGAGAATGGTATTGAAATAAATTGCGGCGGGAAACATTGTCTCACCTGTCAGCTTTGTTATCGTAACAATGGAACTTTTTATATAAAAGAAAAAAAGAAATAAAAGGAGAATCAAAGTAATGAGGGGTGGATAGAATTTATAAAATCATCGCTTTCGAAATTAATTGGTAAAGATAAAGGAGGAAAATTAAATGAAAGTTGTATTGCCGAAAGAGTATAAGAGATTATTTACGGTCGAGGAATATGAAATTGGAAAAGATATTATTAAGTATGAGAGAGAGAACGATATCAACACAGAAAAAGATTGGGCGGAATACGCAGTACGCGAAGCATTAAAGGATAGTAAATCGTGGTTGGAAGATATTCTTCTGGCGAAAGCGGAAGTTTATAACAATCGCCGTATTGAGTGGGACAGATACTTTGAAGGTTCTCACGATTTGGATGTTTATATTTCAGCAACAGCTAGAATTTCAGACGGATATCTGGAAATAGGTGCTTACCTTTCAGATATTTGGAAGACTGGGGTAGAGGAATATAAAGATAATATGTTCATTGCAAAATATGTAAAGGAGGAAAAATAATGAGCAAAGTAAAATATGTAAGCAATTCGGAAGTAGCTGTTACCGCGCAGGATATTGATGATATTATTTGTACAGCCTTTGAAGGTGGAATTAATTATTGGTGCTATAAAGCGGAAGTAGTTGGAGGGAAATATTTAGGAGAATTTGCATCAGACCAGATAAGCCGTGGCGGAAAGTTACGGTTGTATATCGGAGAACCGTTTGATGATGAAAACTCTGAAACATATACGTTTGATTTATCTGACTTGCTGAAAGGTTTAGAAAAATATATAGAAGATGTAGGACACTTTGATATTGATGAATGTGATGCGGAAATTGCCGACATGATTATCCAGTACACAGTGTTTGGTGAATTAGTATATTGTTAAGGAGGAAAGTTATGAGTAGTTTACATTTTTATTATCCAGATGGAAAAAGCGATATGGTTTTCTCTTATGAGGAAGCCATGAAGATTGTAGAGGAAAGATGCGGAACTGATTTAAAGAACTATATTATAGATAATCAAAAAGTAAATATCGGAAATGAAATCCAGAAACGATATGACGAACTTTGTGTCACTCATAATAGATTGTATAATCTCTGCACACTACTTGAAAAATATACAAAAAGGAATAATAATTTTGGGAAAATTATGTTAAAAATATACAACAGGTTATTTGATTTGGTGTCTGATTTTGATTATCAACTCGGATGTATTGATGATATCATAAATGATTTGCTTGCATAGGAGAACGTAAGTAATGTATAATATTATGGAAAGGAGAATTAATATGTCAGCAAAAAACTTCGAACTTTGGATGGGGTGCTTTGGAAATGGAATTACAGTTTGTAATAAAGCCGTGGAAGTAAACGGCGATTACAAGACAGTTGCGCATATATCCAACGCGGGAAATATAAAACTCTACGTAAAAGAGAGTTATATACCTCGCGAAGATATGGAACGTATTAAAGAAGTTGCGGAAAACAGTAGAAAAAATTTCGTAACAAAACTCAAGGCGGATATAAAGGCAAATCCGTCAAGGGTTTATAGAAAAATGTTAGAAGAACTTTCCGCCGCAGAATTTTGTGAATTTACAAAGGGAAATAATTTGAGTATCGCGGATAAAATAAAAATACTCATTCCGATATATTTAAAGAAGAATTAAGAATGCACGGAATATAAATAAAGGAGGGAAAATAATTTGTTTGCCACGTTATTTGCATACTTGTTTACATTTGGAATCGGAGAAACTATAAGTAGATATGAGGAAGAAAAAGAGTGGAAGGATGCCGACTGGCAGAAAATAAGATTTCTACAGTCAAAGCGTGCGGGATATGACGTTTGTAATACGCCTAAGCGCGAGAAAATGCATAAAAAGTACGGATACATTTATGATAAAGATATGAAAGGCAAGCCATTCGATATTACGTATGAGGAATATGTAGAAAAGAATGGTAGATGGTAAGGAGAATATAAGATGTATAATGATTCATAGAATAAGAAAGTTTCGCGAATAAAGTAAAATTCAAAATAAGAAGGAGAAAAAAATAATGGGAAGATTGCCGCAAGGGAAAGAAATTGAGATGTTCGATGGAAAGAATTATATCACTGGAAAAATGTTCTATGTGATTTGTATGGATGATAGAAAAGAATATGTGTTCATCGCCGCGACTCCGTTTGAAGCAATGCGGAAAATGATTTACACGTTAAATCTCGCAAGCGAATGTGAGCCTAAAATCCACAAAACAGAAAGTGGTAAGCATCTTTGGTTTGAGTATAACGGAAAAACATACGCAGTAAGAAATATATAATGGAGGAATGTATAATGAAGGTTAGAATTCTTGTTAATGGAAAAGAAAGTAATAACAAAAGAATCGAAGAAGCACTTAGCGTTGTACAGAAAAGAGCATCGGCAAGGAAGATTGATTTATATGAAGTATATTCCGCAATAAATAGAGTAGAAGATAAACTTGGAATAAGTAAGAAAAATATGGTTGGAGTTATTGTTGATGTGGATTATTTTGCACAGCATTTTCCTAATGCGTATCGCGGAACTCCGCAGTCAACGCAGTTCACAATGGAAAGAACAAACAGCGGGTGGGTTATTACTAATATAGAAAGAAAAAGATGCAAGACTCCGAATAAAGGATATAACATCACGCTTACAGATAAAGCAAAGAAAGCAATTATTGAATCAAAGGAAACGTTTTAATTTTACTCTTGCAAAAAGAGAATATAAGTAGTATACTGTAACAGTAGGATAACGGTTTTAGGAGGGCGAAACAGATGACGTATGAAATTTACGAAGGACTTTTTGATAAGGTAGAGAAGAAACTTAACCGCATCGCAAAGAAATGTGCTAAGTACGGAAACCCGTTCGCATTTGAAGTGGTCGGGGAAACAATTAAGAATGGAAAAGACGAGAATGGAGAGGAAGTTACATATAAGTTTCTTGTTGTTAAAGTAGAAGGAACGGCGCGGATTGATGATTGGGAGTGTGTAGCAACTCTCGAAAATCATAAAGAAGGAAATGTTGTTAAGAAGTTCGCGGATATTGATATTCCTCAGAGATTTTGGACAACGGATAATATCTGTGAACATTGCGGAACACGCCGTGATAGAAAAAACTTGTACATAATCCACAACGTCAAAACAGACGAGTGGAAACAGGTCGGTAAACAGTGCTTGATACTTTATACTGGCGGTCTTAATGCGGAGTACGTTACAAGTTGGTATGACGGAATTGCGGAACTGGAAGAATTTGATGGGTTCTTTCCTTCTGGCGGAGAAATCTACTATGAAGTAGAGGATGTACTTGCATACGCAAGTGAACTCATCGACAAACTCGGCTATATGAAAGCATGGGAAGATTATTCATTACCTTCCACTAAGAAATATGTTAGAGAGTTAATTGTCAGAAACGACAAAACGACCATTGAAGATAGAATTACAAGAATAAATAACAATCTTAAAGAAAATCGTTATGACGAAAGAGTTTTAAAAAGCGATTTTAATAAGGAAGAAACGGCGGAAAAGGTTGAGAAAATTATTGGTTATTATCTCAATATGTATGAAACGAAGAGGGATAACGAATTTATTAACAATATGGGTGTTATTCTTAAAGACGGTTATGTAACATATAATAATATCGGATATCTTTGCTACTTGCCGCAGGGATACAATAAGCATATTGCCGATGAAAAGGCAAGAGCGGAGCGGAAGAAAGCTGATGCCGCATCAAAACACTTTGGCGAGGAAAAGAAGCGTTATAAAGATGTTGAAGCTATCGCATTTGATTATTTGTATAGCTTTGATAATCAGTTTGGCGGTGGATATGCTTATAGAATAATCCTTAAATCTGGTGAAATTCTTATCTGGAAAACTGCAAAATCACAAATTGAAATGATTAGCGACCAGATAAAAGAATGGGATTGGGGAAATATAAAACTGGAAATGTATACTATTGATACAATTACATTTACAGTTAAAAAACATACAGAATATAATGGAGTGCCGCAGACGGAAATCACACGGGCAATCCCTAAGTTTAAAAATCTGATGGCATGATGGCGGGCGGCTTTACGCCGCCTTGTAAATAAAGAGGGAAATATGAAATATAAAATAAACGATTTAAGATTACCTATTTTTGATAAGCCGCCTGTCGTCGAAGCAAGTTCACCGATTGAAGCATTAAAAAAGTTGGGGTATAAAAACATAAAAAGACAAATTGCAAGTGGTTGCGGAGATATTGTTGTTATTGGTAGCAGAGGTTCTTACATTTATAGCGCAACTAAGGAGAGATGATATGACACGAAGAGAACAAACTATTGTAGAATGGCGTAGTCAAATCCAGAAAAAATTGAGGGATATTGATAATGCATTTAATTGCTTTTTAACGTATGGTGGAGATACAGAAGATGTGGAATACATGATTGAATGTGGAGAAAAATTAATCGAAACTCTCAAAAATACCAAAAAAGCTATGAATTATATGGATGAAAACGGGATTAAATAAGTGAGGAAAATATGACGGTTGAAATTTACGAAGGGTATGACAGCTCTTATGTTATTGTGGTGTGCGACAATCCTGATTACATTAAACGATACGGTAGAAAGAATAATATAGAGTCGGAAAAACTTTATAAATTCATGTCGGAAGTATCTGAATGGTGTGAAAGAGAACTTGACGAAGATTGTTCGTTTAAAGTAGACTAATTAACATAAGTAATTCACAAGAAAGGAAGGAAATAATATGGCACTTAATTGGTTGTGGAATGAAAAATGCGGAGAAGCTACGTTTCGTGATACCTACGATGGAGATAACAGAGAATATACAGTAAATCTTTACGTTGGTAACGCCTACTTAATCTTTATTAATGAATATACAGAGGATGGTGTAGATAAGTATTCACTTTCTGATTTCTGGATTGATAAGTCGCATATGAAAAATTGTCTTGGACTTAACAAGAAAGAAGGATATACGGAAAATATTCTTAACAAGGAATATAGAAAACTTGTAAAGATACGGCTTAATAAAAAGAAATGCAAACATTTCAAAGACATAACAACGGCTCTGATTCAGGCATTTGACGATATTACCGTTGAGATTTACAGCGAGGAATAAAGGAAGGAAAAGAATATGAAACTTAAATCAAGAAAAATTAAAGAATATTCCAGAAAAATTATTAATGGCGGGAAAGTACCAATAATGACAGCTAATAGAATAGGACACATTATAGAAGAACCATATCAGGCTTACACGGATGGCAGACCACCAGTTTATAAATACATGCTTGTTCCGCATAGCGAAAAGCTGAGAATAGCTATACGTAAAGAAGCGTATCGTAATGGTTGGGATGGTTGTCACTGGGATGACCCGTTATTAATTAGTGTCGATGATAAAGAACTGCGCGAATGGGAGGAGGAAAATGGTTATTAATGAGAATAGTATATGATGTTGATAAACACATAGAAGATATAAAAAAAGCGCGGCAACACATATTAAATCAAAAATTAAAAGATGATGAAATAGAAATTGCTATATTGCCGATAGATTCTATAATAAGATACTTAAATAGAATTGCGGTGAATGTTAATATAAAGGAAGGAAAAATATGAAAGACTACAAAGAAAAAATCAAGAAACTTCTTGCTCTCGCTGAAAGCAACAACGAACACGAGGCAAAAGCCGCGTTACTTAAAGCAAAAGAGTTAATGGCGGCTCATAAAATATCAGAAATTGACCTTGCGGAAACTAAAAACAAAGAAGTGCGCAGAGTTATGACTGGAATTACATATACCAATCGCGGTAGCCGTTGGGTCGGCACTCTCGCTTGTACGATAGCTGAGAATTATTGTTGTGGCTGTGCCGTAAACGGGCGGCAGACGTTGGAAGTTTTATTTATCGGTCTTGATGGCGATGTAGATGTTTGCGCAAACATTTTCAAATACGCTGTTGATTCTGCGAATAGTTGTAGTCAGTATTACCTTGACCACATTTATAAATACCGCTGTAACTCGCGGAAAGTTGAAAACACCGTTAAAAATTCCTACGCCACAGGATTTGTTAATGGTATACGTGACGCTTTTAAAGAGCAGAAGGATGGAAAAGAAGCAGGATGGGGATTAGTAATGCAAATGCCCTCGGAAGTTTCCGAATACATGAAGACAGGTTTTGTAACGAAAAACCATAAACTGAAACATAAGGAAATGGATTATAATGTTTACGGCGAGGGATTCAAAGAGGGAAAGAAGTTTAACCCGAATACAAAATTACCACACTAAGAAAGGAGAATGTAAGATGTATAATACTGGCGTGATTTACTTTTCTGAAAAGAATATACATGGTGCATGGGTGGTTTACGGGTTGGCGGGAGTAAAACAGTATTACGGATACACAAAACGCGAGGCGGAAAGAAGGTATCGCGAAGAATATAAGGAAACATTTATTGTAAATAAAAAATAGTATTCAAAGAAAGGTGAATGTAGGTAATATTTTATGGTGATTATTACTACAAATTTTAAACCAATAACAAAACCAAAATATTTTAACACATCATCACCATGTAAAGATTGTGCGGATAGAAATGTCGGTTGCCATTCGAAATGTGAGAAATACATCGAGTTCAAAAGAATGATGGACGAACGAAAAATCAAAAATAAAATAAAGAGAGAGTACGATTATTATTTAGCTGAAAAATTCCAAAAGTATTATTAAGAAAGGGGATTAAAAATGAAATTAACATTAGAAGAAGCATTGAAATTACATAGAGAAATGTGGAGCGATATGCAGAGAGAACTTGGTGACTGTCCGAAAGGTTATGACAGAGAAGAATTTAAAATAAATTGGTGTAAAGAAAGATTTTCAGGGCAATCGATAGCGTGTTGTTGCTTTCTTTGTGAATTTGATGAGCAGTATTCTGATATGATGTGTAGTAATTGCCCAATAGTTTGGGAGAGCCTTAGTGATGATGGAAAAGATAACTGTTGCTCTCAATATAAAGGTATTGGAGGAGAAATATATAAAAACGCCCCAATAAGTGAGATTTTAGCTTTGCCAGAAAGGTTTTGATTTTATGAATACAATTAAAGATTTTAAACATGACGATATTGTTTATTGGGTAACGAAAGATTATTATTCTAATTATTATGTTACATACGGGGTAATCGATTGCTTATCCGACTCTGGCGCGATGATTGATTTATTATCTGTATACGAAAGAAGAAGAGTAAACGGAATACCAATTAACGAATTTAAATCAGAAACAAAATTTAAGAAATTACCAAAGGGTTGGACTTGGAATACAGAACTATTCGAAATTACATTTGATAATTTTGATAAATGGACAGGTGATGATTATTTATCTCTAACTGATGCGGAAAATGTAAAAAAACTATTAGATAAAGGAATACTTGTTCGCACAAGAGAAATATTTGACGGTGAAATTCAAGCTGAGATAACAAAAGAAGGATATAGGATTATAAAGACTTATCCGATGTGGCGTAGATTGAAACAAAAAAGTGCAACAGTACCATATCACAAGCTGTATCACGACTTTAAATCAGCAGAGATGGAGGCTGAAAGTCTTAATGCGGAGATTGAACGTCAAGCTACGCTAACAGACGAAGAATGGAGTATAGAGCAGATTGAGCATGATATCGCAAGGTATAAGAAGCTATACGGCGTTCCAGATGAAGAAGCTAATAAGATATTAAACTTTTTAAAAAGCGACAAGAAAGTTGTAGATATCGAAACACGTATTTCTGGCGGAGAATTTCAGTGGAAATATTGGAATAATAAAAAATGGAATACAATTAACGAGAGGGATTTATGAAACTTAAAAAGAATAAATATCTTGAAAAGCTTGGTGTTAAAAGAAAAAATCATAGCGTGAATTTCTTAAAAGGTCTTGAATACGAAAAGGAATATATAAAATATGAGAAGAAGTGGGGTATTAATCCCGCCGAAACATTTGACTTTGGCTGTATACTTATTGAATGGGTGTATACTCATTTAATGGAATATAAAAAGCGTGCAGAAAAGGTAGTTGATTTAAACTATAACCATATCAAGTGCTATGATGGAGTCGAACGAACCATAGAAGAATGTCTTGATACAATTATCCCGAAGTTAAGACGATACATAATAGTGAATAATGATGTCGGATTGGATAGTTCTTTATCGGAAATTGAGTTATCACAAGAGGAAGCTAAAAAAGCTCTTCACATTCTCGCAGACATTTTTTATGTTTTATGGTGGTAAAACAGGCTAGGCGAAACACAAACAACGAGATTTCAGAAAAGTTCCTGTTGACAGCGTGTCGGAATTGTGATACAATTTGTCCAATGTTCAGATAAAGGAGGGCAACAAGATGAAAGTTTCTGATGATATGGTTACAATGAATCCAGAAAAGGTAAGTGATTGGGATACTAATTGTTATCTTTATGCTCGTGCATTATGGTCTTTAAACGTTAGAAACGTTAATAACATCGATATTAAAGGATTCAGAGGTGAAGTTGTAGACCATGTTGGTTTGCATGGAATTCATAAGATTAATGAAATCCTCGATGAATACTTTGATATATGGGAAGAACAAGTTGGCGAAGAATAATTAGCCTTGACAGTGTTAACTGTTAGGGCTTATAATTAAAGAAGAATAGAGAACATAAGTAGCACAAAATAAAGGAGGGTTTAGTTATGACAGCAGTTGCAGTTCCGATTCCAGACGAAAAATGCAAATTTGTTCAGTTTCCAACGAAAGAACGTAAGACTCATGCGGCGGGTGAGTCTTGCAAAACATACGCTATCAAAGATGAAAATAAACTCAAACTTTATATCTCTTATTATAACAGCAAAAAGAATAATTCTATTACGGACATGGAGAAATATGCTCTTGTAATGTTCGAACTTTGTACTGGACTTCGTGTATCAGATGTAATATGTAGGAAGTGGAGCGATGTATTGCAGGGTAATTATAGATATAGGGAGTTTATTAGAGTCCACCAGAAGAAAACATCTAAATATGGTGAGTTTGGTATCAACCCACTTTTACAGTCTGTTCTTGATGAATACAAGGCGGCTCTGAGAAATTACTATGGCGAGTTCAATCTTGAATGGTATCTTTTCCCGTCTAATAAAAGTTCAACAGGTTACATGACAAGACAAGGTGCTTGGAAGTGGTGTAATGAGGGTGCGGCGTATGCGGGGATTGAATTGAGTATCGGCAATCATGGTCTGCGCAAGACATTCGGGTATACATCAATGAAAACACATCAGGATGATGCTATGTTTCTTGCAACGTTAATGAGATTGTTTGGACATACATCAGAAAGAATTACACTTGCGTATTGTGGCATCGATGAAGATAACAATAGAGAACTCTATAGTGATGTGAGTGACTTTTATTCTAATTTAATAAATAAGTAATAAAAAATTATTGTACTTTTGTTAAGAAATAGTATATTATTACCATGAAAGGATGGTAAATAATATGTATACATTAACTAAACAAGAATATAATAATTACTTAAAAGAATTTATTAACAATAACGAACTTACGAAAACAGAGTTAAAGTTTTTACGTAGCGAGTCCATAGACAACATAGCAGAAGAGCGTGGTTATAAATCTTTTGCGGAGTTTAAAGATATAGATATAGCGGAACTACTATACGAAAGAATAAATACAACGTCCGTGTCTAGTTTTCACGTTGGTCGCGGAGCTTATACAAAACTTTTTAATTTTTTGCTTGACAAGGGGATTGTAAGTAATAACCCTTGCTATGGACTTGCTTTAACATTGGATGCGTTTACAAACTATATATCGATGAACGATTCGTTGAAGCCGTATACAAGAGAATATATTTGTAATGCGATTGACCAAAATATTGATAATAAAGATTACTACAACGTAATTACTTTGTCGATTTATGAGGGTATATTTTCCTCGTACAAGTTGTTATCTAATTTTCGATATTCGGATATTGATTCAGACGGTGTAATTCATACTAAGTTTGGCGACAGGATACCGTCAAAAAGATTATTAGACAGTATCTACAAATTAAAGGACGAAAATGAATTTTTATATACTTATAAGAAAGGCGTTCTGGTAGCGGTCGAAGACCGCGTAGTCCCTTATATCATGATAAATAAAAGTGATATAGAACACTTTGTAACTGTAGATGAAGGTCGGCATCGTATACAGAAAAGCATGTATAAATTGTTAGAAAGATTCAACCATAACAACGGAACTGATTTCTCGCAACAAAGGTTATGGGAGAGCGGACTTATAAATAGAGTTGTTGAAAACCTTGGTAAAGAACGCTTTATTGATGTTATGCTGAATCCAACTACTGACAAGGCAGAACATGATGAATTAAACGCTATGTTGCGTAATACATACGGGTGGGACTTCGATAATGAGCTTGCTATAGATAAATTTAAAACGTCATATAGATATCACGCTGTCAGGTTGAAGCGAGAGTTAGAATCGAATGCGAAAAAATAAGAACAAATTTTCCGAACAAGTGTTTGCTTTTTCTTGCTAAGTGTGGTATAATACTTAACACAGGTAAGCAAGGAGGAACTACAAATTGTTTAATACTGTTACTGATGATGTATTAATAAATTGGTTGAACGAAAAACGAGGAAAAACTATAGGATATTCTTTTGAAAATGGGTACATGATGGTATCATCACCTAGCGTAACCATTAGAGAAGTAGATGTAAATATGGTAAAAAATATCACAGTTTGGGGAGAGGATATTACGCCGATAATAACAATTAACTGTTCTTGCAAACCAAATATTCTTTATTCAGAGAAACTCGATATGTTCACTATAAGGTATTATGATTCTATAATGAAAATTATCTCTGTATATTAATTCTTTATAATAGCAGAAGAAATTCTGCTTTTATATATAGTAACTAAAGGAGAATGTAAGTAGAAAAGGAGTATAAGATTGGAAACCGAAAAAGATTTTATTTCTTTTAAGGAAATTTATAACAACCTTAGAAAGATTACTGTATCAGACAGAACAAAAAGTAAAAACGGATTAGATTATATGCCTTGGGCTACAGCTTGGGATGAAATTTGTTCACACTATAATGCATCATACGAATTTATAACATTCGACAATAGTCAGACAATAGTAGGTGTAACAGATAGTGGTGAAAAAATCATGGGCGGTATGGATGACCCTTACCTTGTTACAAAGGCGGGTCTTATGGTTGCGACAAGCGTAACGGTAGAAGGTCATACAAGATATATGCAGTTACCCGTTATGGATTTCCGCAACACAAGTATGGCTCTTGAAGAAAGACAGGTTGGAAAAAACAAAGTATCAGCCGCAAATATGAACGATATCAATAAAGCGACTATGCGTTGCCTTGCAAAGAATATTGCTATGTTTGGTTTAGCGATTAATCTTTGGACTGGCGAAGATGTTCCTGATGCGATTGTAAGCGTACAGAAAGCCGCGACAGAAGCTATGGGTCTTATCGCACAGAAGAAGAAAGCCGCATCAGAAAACAAAGATGAAAGGGCAAGCGCAAAAATTGATGAAATTCTTTTAACAAATCTTCCGAAGGAATGTAACGGCGACCCGCGACTTTGCGAAGATGAAGAAACACTTAATGCACTTGTTAAGAAACTGAAAACAGTAAGAGTAAAAGCAAATAATAATTAAAGGAGATTAGACAAATGGGATTAGCAGTAGGAAGAAATGTTAGTTATGACCCGACAGTAACACTTTGGAGTATCGATGAACAGAATGGCAAAAGGATTCATGCACAGGGTTCTGCATCATCAAAGAGAGCTGACGGAACATATGAAAACTTTAGCTTTAATGTATTCTTTATTGGCGATGCACTGAATAAGATTAAGCAGAGTTATCCGAACGGTATGAAAGATGGACGTATCAGAATTAACGTACTTCGAGCCGACTTTAGTATTACCAAATTACCACGCAAGGACAAAGATGGTAATGCGATTACATTCAAAGGGCGTGATGGTAAGGACGTTCAAGCCACTGTCGATTATAAATCACTGAGTATTTTTGATTTTGATTTCAGTGATGGTAACGGCGGCGGAAATAATACGAAGTCAAATACAGCTTCATCTGATAGCAGTTTTGTAAATATTCCTGATTCTTTAGCGGGAAGTGAAGATTATCTCCCGTTTAATTAATAATAAAAGGGGAACATTTTGAGTGAACCAATTTATGATTCTTCGGCGGAAGGGGGCGTTATCGCAACGCTCCTTTATAAGCCGCATTTTGCGTTAGAGTCAGATTTTTTACAGCCATCGCACTTTTATGATACGGCTATGGGTTGTATTTACCATGCCATAAGAACACTTTTTACTCGCGGTAATCAAGTTGATATATTTTCAATTAGTTCTGAGATTAGGAATAATCCACAGATAAATAAAATATATGAAAGCTCTAACATGCCAGATTTGCAGGAGCTTAAAGATATATCAGAAGTAATCGCCAGAGAAAAAGTAGAAGATTATATACAGCTTGCAAAAATCGTACAGTCTAACGCATATAAGCGACAATTAAGCAGTAAATTAAACAAGATAATAGACAAGTGTAAAGATGTGAAAGTTCCGCTAGATACAATTAATACGGAAGTATACACGACAATAGAAGATTTATCTAAAAAATTTGTTATAGAAGATGACTTGGACGAGTTTAGTTCTAAAATTGATAGTCTATGGAATGATATTGAAAAGGATAGAGAGCGTGACAACTCAAGTAAAGTTCGTTGGAAATGGGACATATTGAATGATTATGCCCCATTAGAACCAACGGAAATGTATATATTCGGCGGTAGAAGAAAAGCGGGTAAGAGCGTATTACTCATGGAACAGGCTATGTTTCTTTTAAGGAATGATATTCCAGTATTATATATAGATTCTGAAATGTCTGATAAGTTATTTATCCGCCGTATGCTTGCCAACCTGACAAATATAGATGTAAAGAAAATTAAAGACGGTAGCTATTCGCCAGAAGAATCAGAAAAGATTAATCGAGCTTTGTCTTGGCTTAAATCAAGAAAGTTTTGGCATATATATAGACCAGAATATGACGAATTAAAACTGTATAACACATGCAGGATACTGCGAGACAGGTTTGGTCTTGAAGTTCTTGTATATGATTATATTAAGAATAACTCCGACACAACAGAACTTAATTATAACAAGCTTGGAGCAATGGCTGACTTTTTAAAAAATAAAATCGCGGGGTCTTTAAATATGGTGGTTATTTCTGCCGTACAGCTTAATCGCCAAAACGAAGTTGCTGACTCCGATAAGATTGAAAGGTATGTGTCATTCTCCGCTAAGTGGCAAGTCAAGAGTCGCGAAATGGTTGAACAAGATGGCGTTGAATGTGGAAATGCTTTCATGAAAATTTCTGCGAATAGACTTGGTGAACAGCACGATATGACGGATGAATCGGATTACTTTGATTTTTGCTTTTACGGCGGAAAGATGCGGATAGAGCAAGCTAAACAGCATAGTCAGGAAGAAGGGGTATTTACTTGATAAATATTGACCAGAATTTTTTAGACGAATTGAGAGATAAAATTGACTTGCTAGAGTACGCGGAAAGCAAAGGGTTTGAATTTAAAAGAAGCGGAAAAGATTATTTTACTCACTGTCCTTTACACACAGACAACACTCCGAGCCTTGCAATTTCAGAAGATGAGGACGGATTGCATAGGAATTTTTATTGTCATTCATGTAAGCAAGGCGGAGGAATAATTAAGTGGCTTGTAGTGATTGAACAAATAAGTTTTAATGACGCAGTAAAGAAAGCTTCTGAACTGGCTGATATGGATATGTCAAAGATGTGTCAGTCACCGACTGTTATTATGTTGCGGAATCAGAGCCGTGAACAGAAAAAAATTATAAATAGGAAAGATATACAACATACTTTTATCCCCGAATCTACGCTAGACAAATATAGCATCGAGAGAGTACCAGAATGGGAAGCAGAGGGGATATCTCAGGAGACTATAAGAGAGTTTGATATACGTATAGATAAGGGTGCAAACAGAATTATCTATCCAGTAAGAGATTCCGACGGAAATTTAATAAATATAAAAGGTAGAACGAGATATCAAGACTATAAAAAGATGAGGATTGCAAAATATAAAAATTATTATCCTGTTAACGGTCTTGATTATTTTCAGAATCTTGATAGAGCAAAGCCTTATATTCTGAAAGCTGATGAAATAATTATATTTGAAAGTATTAAAAGCGTGATGAAATGTTACGATTGGGGAATAAAAAATGTAGTTTCCGCAGAAACACACGCTTTAACGGATGGTCAAATTAAGGAAATATTACAGCTTGGATGTAGTAATGTTGTCGTAGCGTTTGATAAAGATGTTGAATTTTACTCCGCAAAAGAGAGAGAAATGCGGAGGCAAATGAACAAATTAAAAATCTTCTCAAACCTATATTATATATATGACCAGACAAATATTCTTGGGGAGAAGGATAGTCCTGCCGATATGGGCGAGGAAAATTGGGAGTTTTTATATAAAAATAAAAGAAGGTGGAGGTAATAGTTGCAAAAATATAATAACTTTATATGGAGCTATAGTCGGCTGTCATCATACGAAAGTTGTCCATATCAATGGTATTTGAACTATATAGAGAATAGGGACGGGTGTTCTAATTGGTATGCGGAAAATGGTAGCGCAGTCCATCAAACATTAGAAAATGTAGCCAAAGGCATAATAGATATTGAAGATGCGGGAGAATATTATCTTGATTTAGCACAATCTAATAGCGAGTATGTAAGAGAATCAACGCGAGATAAAACTGAGAACCAATGTTTAGACTTTTTTGCGGAGTACGACTTTTCGCTGTTCAAAGATTATCAGATAGTTGATGCGGAAGAAGAGATTAATTTCTCTATTGGCGATTATAATTTTCACGGATTTATCGACTTGCATTTAAAGGATGACAACGACAATCACATCATTGTTGATTATAAGTCTGCGAGTGGAACTTTAAAAAAGAATGGTGAACCTAAAAAGCAGAGTGTTGACACATGGGAAGGATATAAGAAACAAGCGTTACTTTATGCTTGCGGTATATATCAGCAATACAAAACATATCCAAAAACTCTAAAATGGTTATTATTTCGCGACCAACAAGTTGTCAGTATAGATTTTAACGAAGAAGAGTGCAAAACAGTGCAACAGTGGGCGATTAATACAATTCATAATATCGAAAATGATGAAGAGTTTCTTCCGAAGAAGAGCTTTATAATGTGTAATCAGCTTTGCGATTTTAGATTGAGTTGTGAGTATAAAGATGAAGAGGAAGAGAATGAGTAATAATTATACAATATACCATTTACATAGTCCATATAGTAATCCGATAGCGGGAATGGATTGTCTTACTCCGATAGGATTATACGTCAAACAGGCTAAAGAGTGGGGAATGAAAGCGATTGGGTTCTCTGAACATGGAAATCTTTTCGACTGGATTGCCAAAAAAGAAATGATTGAAGCATCTGGCATGAAGTATATTCATGAAATAGAAGCGTATGTTACGGCAAATAAGATTGGCGAAGATAAGATACGTGATAATTATCATGTAATGCTTATAGCTAAGAATTATGATGGTGTACTTGAATTAAATGAATTAAGCTCAAAATCTTTCGATAAAGAACATATGTATTATCAGCCGCGCATAACAATGGACGAATTATTCTCTACGAGCGACAATATTATTATAACAACAGCTTGTATTGGCGGATTATTGGGAACTAAATCTAATGAAGATGTTAGAGAAAGAACAATTAATTTTTTAAGCCAGAATAGGGACAGGTGTTACTTAGAGATACAGCATCATAATTGCGCAAGTCAAATTGAATATAATAAATACGTTTATGATATACATAAATCAATCGGCGTTCCTCTTATAGCGGGTACTGATACACATTCTTTCAATAAAGAGTATGCATGTGCAAGACTAATTGTTGAACGTGGCGCGGGCAAATCATATCCAGACGAAGAAGAATTTAATTTATGTATGCTGAGTTACAATAATCTCGTAGGAGAATATAAGAAGCAAGACGTGTTTCCAGAAGATGTTTACTTAAAAGCTATTGAAGAAACAAACGTTATGGCTGACAGGATAGAAGAATTTACGCTTGATAAGAACTATAAATATCCTAAAATTTATGAAGATGGTAAAAAGGTTTTGTGGGATAAAACAGTTAAAGCGTACAAGAATCATCCTTACGCAAGTAAAAGGTACACTTGGGAAGAAATAGAGCCTCGTTTAAGAGAAGAGTATGAAGTAATGTGCGACAATAATGCGCAGGATTTCATGCTTTTACAGATGCATATTAGAGATTATGAGAACGCCAATGGAATTAACTATGGATTTGGGCGTGGTTCTGTCGGCGGTTCTATGTTGGCATATGTAAATAGAATAACAGAAATGGATTCAATTAAATATGACCTTCCGTTTTCGCGATTCATGTCAAGAGAGCGCGTTAATCTTGCTGATATCGACACGGATTATGATGACGAATCAAAAGCGAGAGTCACAAAATTTATGATTGAAGACCATTTAGGATTACCGAATATGAAAGCCGCGCAGATTATAACATTCGGTACAATGAAAGCTAGAAAGGCTATAGAGTATGTCGGAAAAGGTCTTAAATATAACTTAAAAGAGATAGATTGTATCAAGTCTATGCTTGGCGATAAAGACGAGATTACGCCAGAAATGGAAAAGAAATATCCTAGCTTGTGCGAAATTGTCAATCTTGTTATTGGTGTTGTTGTTAATACTGGGATTCACGCGAGTGGTATTCTTATATCTGATAGAAACATTGAAAGAGAGCTTGGAACTGCAAAATCTGGAAGTTCAGATTATATATCTACGCAGGTACAAATGAAGTCGCTCGATGCTTACAATTGGGTTAAGTTTGATTTGTTGGGTCTTAATAATCTTAAACTGATTAATCTTGTTGCGGAGTATTGCGGTCACGAGAAGCCTACGCCAGACAGTGAAAGATTTCAGGATATGGAAGATTTTGAAGTCATTAGGGATATGAGACAAGATACCACTATGATTTTCCAATATGAATCCTCTATGGCTTTCGCTTTCATTCGCAGATTTTTCTCTGACGAAACAATGGCAAAGGTACTGAAAAGGCGTGGAGACTTAGACCTTTTTAACTTAGGAGCGATTTGTAACGCCGCACTTAGACCGTCAGGAACGTCTTATCGTGACTCTATTGCAGAGGGCGAATATGTAGATTACGAATTAAAGCCGTTGCAAGATTTCTTAGACCCGACTTTTGGTAGACTGTTATTTCAGGAGGAAATTAGCGAGTGGTTACAGAAATTTGCGGGGTATTCGGCGGGTGAAGCTGATGTAGTCCGTAGAGCAATCGCTAAAAAGAAAGGTACAGAATCATTACTGCCAGAGATTAAGAAACGTTTTATAGACACGATGGTTAATGAATATGGGGTTGCGAGAGAAGAAGCGGAAATTACAATTGAACCATTCTTACAGACAATCCTTGATGCGTCTGACTACTCGTTTTCTAAGATTCACAGCATGTCATATCATGCAATTGCTTATATTTCAGCGTGGTATAGACATTATTATCCGCTTGAATGGGTTGCGGCGGCTCTCGAAACGTTTGATGGCGACATAGAAAAGACAAAAAATATTACTACGTATGCAAAGAAACACGGTATAAAAATTAAACAAATTCAGTTTGGCGAGTCTATGAATGGTTATTCTTTCATTAAAGAAGAAAATGCTGTTGTTAAAGGGTTGCGTTCAATAAAAAGTATAGGAAAAAATACTGGAAATAGTTTATCGCAACTTTATGACAGGGATTTTGATACATTTACAGACTTGCTTGTGGCTGTTAAAGAAAACTGCAAGGGTGATGTAACATCAGAACATATAAAAATTTTGACAAAGTTAGATTTCTTCAAGAGTTTTGGTGAGACAAACGCATTACTCCATGTAGTAGATATGTTTTATAACGTCTATAAATCTGGCGAGGTGAAACAGTTTAGGAATGTAAAAGCTACTTCCGCAAAGAAGTTATGTATACCAGAAAGTTTGCTTGAAGATTATTGCGAGAGAAAAACAGACAAGACATACATGCGTGTTGATATGTTCGCTTTGCTTCGCCGTTTTGAAAAGAACTATAAGGACAACTGTCCGCGAAGAGGTTTAAAGGATAAGATATCAGACCAGAGAGAATATCTTGGTTATATAGATATTATAGATAAGTGGAAGTACGCAAATTTAGTGTTTGTTACATCATGCGTCACCACCTATTCACCGAGATTACAGGTTTATTGCCTTGCAAATGGCAGTGTATTAGATGTTAAAGTCCAGAAAAAGTTGTTTAATGGTCAGAAAATAAAGACTGGTGATTTGGTTATTATCGAGTCATACAAATATTCGCCAAAGTATAAAATGGGCGAAGATGGAAAATGGATTAAGGACTATAAAGAAAAGGAGTTGTGGATAAATAGATATAGAGTAATAGAAGGGAATAATATGTACTAATAATGCAATTAAGATTTACACAAAAAGAACAAGATAAATTAATGTCGGAACACTTTGTAATACTTGTTGATACGCAAGAGAAAGTTAATTCACATATAACAGACTACTTTGATGAACATAAAATACTATGGAAAAACAAAGCTCTTGAGACTGGCGATTATTCATTACTGATTACTAAGTGTGAAGAGTTAGGGATTACAAGAGACTGGTATCTGACCGATGAATTATGTATAGAAAGAAAAGCGAATCTTAGCGAACTCGTTGGTAATTTTACTAATGCTTCAAAAGATGAGGGTCGTGTTTTCCGTGAGTTTAGAAGGATGTATGGCGGGGTGAGAAACTATCTTATTATAGAGGATACAGCCATAGAGGATATACTGCGAGGAAATTATAGAAGTAGTATGAACTCGACAGCCGTATTAAGAACAATCTTATCTTTGCAAGTTAAGAATGGTATTACACCGCTGTTCATGAAAAAAGAAACTACTGGCAAAATTATTTATGAAATATGTTTCAGTGCTTTAAGGTCGCATTTAATGAAGTGAGGTGATATATTGTATTATATCTATAAGTCTTGCATGGGCGACCCAGTTGTTACAGATTTTAAATTGGCGGACAAAGATTTAGTATGTAGCGTTTGTGGAAAAACCGCAGAATTAGTATCTTTTGCCGAAAATCAAAAAGAAATAGCTGATATAATTAATAATTCAGATTTTAAGTTTAGTTATGTCGCAAAAGAAGAGATAGAAAGTATGTTTTCGGGGTTGAAATATGACCCTAAAAGTGGTATAATACAAGAATAAAAGGAGAATATAAGTAGCAAAAAGGAAGGAGGTGAATACTATTAAGTGGAATATTCATACGAGATAATAGAAGCGTTATTTGATAAGTATGGTGATTCCACAGACAGAGACAATTTATACATGTTGGCAAACATATTGAGCGAATTATATAGACTTACAGATTGCAATGAATTTAAAACAGAGTTTGATAATCTGTGCGAAGTATATGATTTAAAACCTGTATTTTTTGGCACGAAAGTTATTGTGGAATAAGTTAAAGATTATGAAATTATTTAGAATGGATTATGATGAATTTAAATACACCGAAAGAAGATATAAGCTTAAAGAGTATGCAAGAGTTTAATAAACAAAAAGAAAAGATAGACGCAATAAACCCTTCTCATTATAGACAGGAGAAAGTGCAATGCATAGACGCAATGAGATACTTGTTTGGAGATAAAGCCGTTATAAACTTTTGTCTATGTAATGTTTTTAAATACCTTTGGCGTTGCGAAGATAAGAACGGCGATGAAGATGTAGAAAAGTCAAAATGGTATATAGGAGAAATAAAAAGAATTATTAACGCAAACGCAGACGATATACTAAACACGATACCACAGAACATGAGAGAGGTTTTAAAGTGAAGGGTATTGAATGTTGTAATTTAAAATGCGACAAAACAAACTGCGAAAATTTTATTTTTTGCGGCAACTGGAAATGTAACAAATACGAATGCGGGAGACACCACTTAAAACAGCCGTGGAATGTCCCTATTAATACACATAATTGGTCGCAAAATAAGAAAGGAGAATGTGATGCCTACTTCGAGTGACGAAAAAACGTTTAAGATTTCTCAAGCAACATATGATAGTTTAATAAGAGCAGATACAGTTCTTTTAATTAATAATCTATATATTGAACATTGTTTAGAAAATAGCAAACCTATTGACCTTGATATAATCCATATTTTTACGGAGGCATTGATATAAAATATGTATTATAAACTCTATAAAGTTGAAGATAAGAATGGCAATGATAAAACTGACGAAGCATCATTAAACAGAATAGGTAGAATATTCGATTTTACAATTGAAGATTTGCTGTCATCTGAAAACAGAAGTGTTTATTTGGAATGTGTGTATCCAAGTTTTCTAAAGTCATTAATCACTTCGCATGTTACCGCAGTCGAGAGTGATAAATCATCTTCAACAGTAAAACTTCATACAGAAAATTCAGTATATTATTTTAAAAGGGAGTAAAATTTTTGAAAAATTTCACAATTTACCTTTCTGGAAAAATGTCTGGACTATCGAAAGACGATATGAATTCGTGGCGTTCAACCATAACAGATAAGTTAAGGATACAAATTTACTACGCTAAAGTTGTCAATCCAGTAGATTATTATAATACAGTTGAAGATAACTATGATACGGACAAGGAATATATACGATGGGAATTAAGACAAGCGCAAGACTGTTCTGTTATCATAGTTGGTTGGAATAAAGAGCAAGATTCGCTTGGAACTATGGCGGAGCTTACGGCGGCTTATATTAACAAGATTCCTATTATTATATACTTGTATGACACAAAACGTGATGATGACAAAGCGTTCGATGTGGCTCATTATGATATGCATCCGTTTGTTAGGTATATGAGCGATAAAATATTCTATGCAGACGAAGCTGATTTATTGGTAGAATACGTGAGAAAATATATGTTCCTTGAAACTATCATCAAGTTCTAAAGGGGAATGTAGGTAATATGGTATACGTTACAGGAGATTGCCACGGGGATTTTAGGAGATTTTCTACTTCAATATTTCCAGAGCAAAAAGAAATGGCAAGAAATGATTTTGTTATTATATTAGGCGATTTTGGTGGAATTTGGTCTAACTCCAAAGAAGAAAAATACTGGCTTGATTGGCTGAATGATAAGCCGTTTACGACATTATTTGTCGATGGCAACCATGAAGGCTTCAATTTATTAAATACGTTTCCAGTTGTTGATTTTTGTGGTGGGAAAGCGCACAAGATAACTGATAACATTTATCACCTGATGCGCGGTTATGTTTTCAATCTTTGCGGCAAAAAGTTTTTCGCGTTCGGCGGCGCAAGTTCGCATGATATTCAAGATGGAATTTTAGACCCGAAGGAATTTGAAACCAAAGAAGAATTTAAAAGAGTTTATAATTCGTGGCGAAAACATAATAAGATGTTCCGCGTTAAAGGCGTTTCGTGGTGGGAAGAGGAACTTCCATCAGAGGAAGAAATGAAGCGCGGTATACAATCGCTTGAAGACGTTAATTACGAAGTGGATTATGTTATAACACATTGTCTTCCACAGGACGTTTCTGTTTATATAGGATGTATGGACGGAGATTGCTTAACACAATATTTTAATGATTTACTACTAATCAACGGTTTAAAGTTTAATAAATGGTATTGCGGTCATTATCATTGCGAAAAACAAATATTCGGTAAATTTAATATTTTATATGAAAAAATTATCAGAATAATATAATCGTGGAATTGTGTGAATTTCGGCAAAATTTAAAACTGCCGAATTTCAAATAGTTGTTTACTAAATAATAAAGGAGAGATGTGAATGATTAAACTTTACTCTAATGTTGGCTGTCCTAAGTGTGAATTCATTAAGGAAAAAATGGATAGTCTCGGACTCGATTACGAGTCAACTACCGATGTTAATGAGGCGCGGAAACTCGGATTCCAAACCGTACCGTTGTTAGAAGTAGACAATAAAGTAATGACATTTCCCGAAGCGGTTAAATGGCTGAATAATGTGGAGGTAAAAAATTGATTTGAAGAGGTATGATAGCGATATAAAATTTATTAAGAAGTATACGAGAGCATCGAACGCCGCAACTGGTAGCGCGGTAGATTCGAACGCTAATGTAGAAAACAAAAATATTACAACCTTAACTGGTGAGATTCCGAAAAAGTTAATGATTGGTATTAACCGTACATTAATGTATGACAAGCAGAAGGAATTATTTGGCGAAGAAGTAGCAGAAAAATACATTGAGCAGTTAGATAAACATCAAATCTACAAACATGATGAAACAAGTATTTTCCCCTACTGCGTTAGCATCACAATGTATCCGTATTTGTTTAAAGGGATGAAAAATATTGGCGGCATTTCAGAACCGCCGAAGAATTTACAGTCATTTTGCGGGTCATTCGTGAATCTTGTTTTTGCGGTTGCATCGCAGTTTGCAGGTGCGGTAAGTACGCCAGAGTTTTTAACTTATATGGATTACTTTATCCGCAAAGAATACGGAGATGACTATTATTTAAGAAGCAATGAAGTTGTTGATTTGTCAAAAAGACGCAGAGATATTGATAGTGTAATTAGTCAGTGTTTTCAAGAAGTTGTTTACAGTTTAAATCAACCTGCGGCGGCGAGAAACTACCAGAGCGTATTTTGGAATATCGCTTATTTTGACAGACCGTACTTTGAAAGTATCTTCGAGGATTTTGTATTCCCAGATGGCACAGAACCACAGTATGAATCAGTGCTGTGGTTACAGAAAAAGTTTATGAATTGGTTCAATAGAGAACGTCTGAGAACAATTCTCACTTTCCCTGTTGAAACAGTAAATCTTTTAGATGATGGAGTTGATTATGTAGATAAAGAATTTGCCGATTTTGTCGCAGAAATGTGGGCTAAAGGACATTCGTTCTTTATGTATCGTAGTAATTCAGTTGATTCGTTGGCGAGCTGTTGCAGACTTAGAAACGAACTGCAAGATAATACATTCTCGTATACTCTCGGAGCGGGCGGCGTATCAACAGGTAGCAAGAGTGTTATCACAATTAACTTCAATCGACTTGTACAGGACGCATATAAGTATAAGGAGTGGAGAGATAAAGAAGAGTTTTATAACTATTTAGATAGCAAAATCAGAGAACAGGTGAGATTAGTACACAAGTATCAAATCGCTTATGATGATAATCTGCGTGATTTCTTGAAAACAAAGATGCTTCCGATTTATGACGCAGGATTCATCAATATGGATAAGCAATTCTTGACAGTTGGTATTAACGGACTTGTCGAGGGTGCGGAATTCTTAGGTATTGATATCTCGCCAAACGAAGAGTATTTCGAATACTGTACACGTTGCTTAAAACCAATTTACGAAGAGAATAAAGCGGCAAAAACTGAACATTACATGTTTAATACTGAGTACGTGCCTAAACTATGTGGGCATTTAGCGGCATAATACATAATCCGCTATAGCAATCCTCTTTAATTGACTTGGAAATCCAGAGGTGGACAACAGGGCGGAAGTTTAAATACACCGTGAACGACTAAATAAGAGGACTCCATTTCGATGGGGATGTGATAGTCTGAACATGCACAATAACCTTAAATGAAATGCATGAGTTGGGGTCGAAGAACCTTGACCGCCAGTTATTAACTGGTCATAAAAGTAACAGATTGGCTGAAAATCTCGGCGTAAAAAATGCAAAGTGGGATAAGGAAGACGGATACTTCTCACCTCGCGATTGCTATAATTCATATTTCTATAAGCCAGAAGACGAAACTTGTTCGCTGTTAGATAAATTTATTCTTCACGGCGATAAGACAACTAAGTGGCTCGATGGTGGCTCTGCGCTTCATGCGAATCTGCAAGAACATTTGAGCAAAGAACAGTATCGTCACTTAATGAACGTAGCTATTAAGACTGGCTGTTCATATTTTACGTTTAATGTACCGAATACAATCTGTAATGATTGCGGGAATATTAGCAAGCATAGATACTCTGAGTGTCCTGTTTGCGGCTCTGAGAATGTTGATTATGCAACAAGAGTTATCGGTTATTTAAAGCGCGTATCAAAGTTCTCCGAAAAGAGACAGGAAGAAGAACATAAGCGTTATTATTGGAGTGATAATGCAGAAACAGAAACTTAAATATGTTAGCTATGCTATAGTTTGCGAAGAAGTACCAGATGAAATTTCTCTTGCTATTAATATAAGTGGTTGCCCTTACAAATGTAAGGGTTGCCACTCAAAATATCTTTGGGAATATACAGGTAATTATATTTCTGATGATTTGGATAAACTAATAGATAAATATAACTCGCTTATCACTTGTGTATGCTTTATGGGTGGCGACCAAAACTTAAATGAATTATTAAATTTATGCAAAATTGTAAAGAAGCGCGGATATAAAGTTTGTATATATAGTGGTAGTTGTAATATATCTAAATTTAGTATATTTTATGATAACGTTTGCATTGATTATATTAAAATCGGAAGTTATATAGAGTCTCGCGGCGGACTTAATAATAAAAATACAAACCAAAAAATGTATAAAGTTATTTACGGCGATACCTTAAAACAGTTGGAAAATATAACATATAGATTTTTAAAACATGATTATAATACAGATAGAATTGTTGAAGAAATGTCTTGTTTGCCGCTCAAAAGTATCGAGACTGTGAAAAAAGAGTTATTAAATGAATGATTATAGAGAGGAATTCAATTAAATGAATGTGTATTTAAATAAAATTTCTGGAATTGATGATGCTATAACGTCAATGTATTTTTCTAAACGTTCATGGACGCGAGACAAGGAAGAGAATATACGAGATTTGGTTTATAGCTGTACAAATGCCTATAATGGAAAGTATGAAGCTGACTATGCGTATGAAGTGGATAGAAACGAATTTGATAATTATATGAAGAAACTCTGCAAGTGGGGAAGAATACATTCCACAATGTTGCGTTTTGTTGATTTGTCTGTGACAGTAAAAGATATCCATAGGGCGGGGCAAGATGATTGGGATAGTCACGCGAAACGATTCGACAATAGGATTATTAGAGCCAGTACAAGGTTAGCAAATTTCTCTTCTGGCGAAATGTCAGATTATTATAAAGAAAAAATTATCCCGACCGATGCAGTTTGCGAAAGGTTTAAAATTGAATTACCTACTTCTGTCATTGTGAATGGTAAAACATATGTTAAAACAGTAAACGGCTACATTCTGGACGATTTAAAGAATAATAAAGATGTAAAGCGCGGTTTATATATGGAGAGCATACCCAGTTCTTTCATATTTAAAGTCAATCTTACTGAGTGGGCGCATGTATACAGGGAGCGTAACGCAAATAGCACAGCAAATCCAGAAGTTAAAGAGCTTGCTGAATCTATACAGGAGCAGTTAGAGAAAATGATGCCGTGGTTCACTAAAGAATTCATTCTTAGTATTCAGACTGATTAATTTTAGGAGGATATTTCATGATTAGGTTTGAAAAAGTGTCTTTTGACAAGTATGCAGAGGGGTGTATAATGGCTTTTGGGGAGCACCGATTAAATTCAAATTTAATAAGAGAAAAAATCGTCAAAAGTTACAAAAAAATAGCCATTCCAGAGCGAAAAACTGTGCAATCTGCCGGATATGACTTCATTTGGCAGTTCGAAAATACGAGTTTTCCTAGCGGAGAGAGCTTAGTTATCCCAACTGGCATAAAAGTACGTATGGATGGCGTTCATACCGGGACTTTCCTTGGTATTTTGCCGAGAAGCAGTATTGGCTTTAAATATAAGGTAATGCTTGCCAATACAATGGGGATTATTGACGCTGACTATTATAATAATGAACAGAATGAAGGACATATCTTTATTAAGCTAATCAATGACGGTAATAAAGAGTTCTTATTAGAAACTGGAAAAGGTTATGCTCAGGGCATATTTATTCCTTACTTAACAACAGACAATGATTCGGCTTCTGGCGAGAGAAAAGGCGGAATCGGCTCAACAGATGAAAAAAATTGAAAAATATTTGTTGACAAAGGGGAACGTGAGTAGTATAATACACGTAGTGGTTGAGAGATAGACCACAAACGACAAACAAATACTTGTGCATTCGGCACAGTTTTTCATATTTTTTCTTCCTTTCACTGGCGGCTATGGAAGTACACAAAGTTGTTCATAATTGGTTCATCTTTATCTCCTTCCTTTCTTTATATATGCTGTATTCTATAGTCGCCAGAATTTATAAGCGGGTATGGTGGAACTGGCAGACGCAAAGGACTTAAAATCCTTTGGTTATATACCGTGTGGGTTCGAATCCCACTACCCGCATTCGGTAATTTTGTTTGTTGACAAATTGCCCTCCGCGCTACTACGGCGAAAGGCTGTGATTAAAGAAACTTCAAATGTTTCGGTAGCGTTTCGCAAGTTAATATAGCATTATCTTCGCGCAAACTGATAATGCTTCGTGCGTGAGACTTGCGAAAACGTATGCGTTTCAACTGGTTCGAAACGGTTGATTTATTGTGAGATATGAATGGTGATATTCGCAAACGTATATAAGACTGGTGTGTTAATGAGCATTAAAGTATTCCCGAAGTACAAGGGGGTCGCCAGTAAGGGGTGTAGCTTAACCAGTGTGGAAGAGCGCGGTAAGACAGTTCCGTGGTGCGGGTTCGAGTCCCGCCGCCCCAATATTTAAAAATAATAAAAAGGGTTTTAAAATGAAAGAAGAAAAGTTTACTGGTAAGTTTAAAGTTGGTGATAATGTATATTTACTTAATGGTTCTAAAATTCCAAATTTTGCGGGCGGTTGGATTCCATACTCTCCAATGGAAGATTATGTTGGAGAAATGGCGGAGATTACTGGTATAGATAATATTTCAAATGGTTACTGTATTAAATTAAAGAATGGGGATCATTGGACTTGGGATGAACGTGCTATGAGTAAAGAGCTTAAGAAGGAATCTATTGTAATTTACAGTGATGAACGCGTTGTCACCGCTCTTAATAAAAACACAAATGAAAAGTGTACAGTAAGGTGTAACACAAAGGATAAGTATGATTTTAAAACTGGTGCAATCATCGCTTTCAGTCGCCTTGTTTTAGGATTCACTGTTGGAGATAAAGTTATAGGTAATGACAAGAATCATTACGCTATAACAAATAAAGGTTGGATTGGTGTTGTTTCAGAAATAAGTATTAGAACGACACCAGAATTCAAATGTGAAATGAAGGTGTATAAAGAAGATGATTGTTGTGATTACTGGTGGGTAGATTGCAATTGCTTCGATTTATACACTGAATCAAAGGATAAAGAGATTCACAATAAAAAGTTTAATATGAAGGTTGTTTGCACAAAAGAAGGCGAAGGATACACACTTGGAAAGATTTATGAAATTTCCGACGGCAAACTCATAGATGATGATGGAGATACACGACCGACGGACGGAAGAAAATTTGAATCTTTCGAAGATTTAAATAGTGGTACAGCAAAATTTATCAAATTGGTAGAAGAATAAATAAATGCCCTCCGAAATTTACGGATTGACGGTGAAAGACAGCTTTTACGGAAGTGTGGAAAGTAGTGATGCGTCACGAAATCATTTATTGCGAAAGGCACAGTATAATAAAATTAGGGGTATCGCCAAGCGGTAAGGCACAGCACTTTGACTGCTGTATTCGTTGGTTCGAATCCAACTACCCCTGCTTATTGTGAGTTGGCGCAACTAGGTGAGCGCAGTGGTCTTATAAACCAAAGGTTTCGGGTTCGAGTCCCGAACTCACAACGAAGGCGGGTTCGATTCCCGCTCGGTGGTTGAGGTCTGGTGAGAAGAGGTGCGGTGCGAATCCGTGAAAGGTCTAAGTAGGCAAAATAACCAACCTGTACAGGTAACTATAATGCGCAGTTGAATGATAGGGTTTTAGGGATTGTTCGACTGCGCGAATAGCAAAAATGAAAGGAGAATCAAAGAAGTGATTTCTTTAAAAAAGAGCTTTGAGTACAAAAACTATTTCAAAAATCTCTTTAACGAATGTTGCTCACTATTGATAGACGATTCATTTATGACAAAAACTATCGAAGAGCATTACATTAACAAAGTGAATAAGGATGAAGATGATAAGGTTGAGAATATCATTAGTCTAAAGAGAAATATTTATAGCTTTATAACGCCTAATCAGTTAATCGATTTTGTTATTTATATTAATAATGAATGTAACAGGTTGTCGGAAGCTATTACCGCGGCGAAAACACGCGAACCGCTTTCAAGATACGATACTTTAATTACAAAGAATAGCCAAGACAGAGACTTGCTTTATTCAATCAGTGCAACCAACAAGATTAAAAGCAAAGAAGAATTTTCTGTTGGCAGTGGTAGGAAATTTAATATAGATGGCGAACAGGTAACATATAATTACGATGTTAAGAGAATTAAAACTATTGACTTCGACAGAAACGAAACTAAAAAACTGGCATTAAAATTACGTTCGGAATGCAATAGTACATCAGAAGCAATTGATTTGTTACTTGTGCAAAATCTTGTTGAGTTTGATACTATTTTCGAGACAGGAGAATCTTTCGAAGAGGCTTTTGAGAGATATTTAAATAAATAAATACGGCTTTAAAATCAGCCACTATTCAGTAAAGAACTATAGTTAATCGCTTCATCGCAAACGAAGTGTAGTCTTGCGGAATTACCTAATTCTAAAATAGGTACATAATATCAAATAGAATATATAGTATTCGAACGATAGTATGTTTATTATTTAAACTTATTACTTATACAAGAAAGACCGTTTTCTAGGTTATATTTGAAAATATTATTTGAGAGAAGATGACAAACGATATCGTGATATTCGACTCACTAAGCATCATTCGTTCATCATTTCATTTAACGCAGGTATTCGTAATTTCGATATTCAATATTCACCTATACGGTTCAGCTTTGATATTTCTAGTTAATAACGTAAATTTATTTTTACGAAATTGATTAACATAGTTCTTTATTGAGTAGTGGCTTTTATTTTTTAAGAAAAGGAGAAAATATTATGGTAATTTCATTCAACGACAACATTTCTAAAGCAATCGAGTTTGTTAATATTTGTTCAACCTATAAGTCGCCAATTGACCTTATCATTGACAGACATTATATCGTTGACGCAAAAAGCGCAATGGGTGTATATGCATATGCGGCGGGTCATCTTCTTGAAGTTGAAATGACAAGCGAAAATCCGAATGAACTTAACAAATTTATCGATGAAATGAGAGAAAAGTACGAGGTAAAAGCTGATAGGCTTGCATATACTGAATAATAACGGGAGTTTTATATGAAATTTTTAGAGTTTAGAGAAGCGTTAAAAAAGAACATCGACAAAATGTTTGAAGAGTATCATTTACATCTGTATGAGATTGATGCCGATAAGGATGAGTTTTATCAGTATTATCTTGACAGCTATCCGTCTGGCAGTAATAAAGTTTTCAGAACCAGAACGGAACATGATTGTTCAGAGTGTCGCAAATTCATCAAAGATATCGGTCTTGTTGTTGCGTTAAAAGATGGTAAGTTAAAATCTATTTGGGACTTTAAGGTTGGTGACGGTAACAATATATATCAAGTTGTGGCGGACAAACTTGCAGAATATGTTTATAATCACGCCAAAATAAGTCATGCTTACTTCTATCGCCAGAACAGAGTAGGTATAGAGTCTAATAAAGAACTTGACGAAAATGGTAAGGTCTGGGTATGGCAACATTTTTACGTGGATATACCTAACGCTTACATCTGGCAGAAAGACATGCTCGAAACAAAACGTGCGGAGAGTAGAGCCGCCGCTGAAAATTTATACAAGACATTCACCGATATTTCACTGGAAGCAATTGATACAGTTCTCGAACTTATTGCTGATAACTCTCTTTACAGAGGTAACGAATATAAAGAGAACCTAAAAACTCTTAAAAAATTTAAGACTACATTTGACTCTTTGAATACAGACGAGTTAAAGAAACTTTTTTCATGGGAGAATTACAGCGTTGTATCTCTTCGGCATATAAGAAATAGTAGTATTGGCGTACTGCTCAAAGACATAACTGATGGTGTAGACCTTGAGAGAGCCGTGAGAAAATATGAAGAAATTGTTGCGCCGTATAATTACAAGCGTCCGAAAGCAATCTTTACAAAGAGGATGTTAGAAGATGCGAAGAAAACAGTTGAAGAGCTTGGATATACCAATTCACTTGCTAGGCGTTTCGCCACACTTGACGATATAAATGTAAATAATGTTCTGTTTACAAATACTGATGCGTCAGCGAATGTTGATTTAACCAATGATTTGTTTGGCGAGTTAGAGAAAGAAACAATTGTTAATCCGAAAAAGATTAAAGTAGCAGAAATAGGTATTGACGAATTTATCAAGCATATCATTCCAAAGTCTGAATCCATAGACGTATTAATGGAAGGTAGACATGGTAAAAATCTCGTTTCGCTTATTGCGCCAGTAAATGAAGATGCTCCGACAATGTTCAAATGGAACAACGCTTTTTCATGGGCTTATAACGGTAATATTGCTGATTCCGATATTAAGCAAAACGTGAAGAAAGCGGGTGGGGATACAGACGGTGATGTTCGTTTCAGTATTCAGTGGAATGACGGAAATGACCACGACAGAAATGACCTTGATGCGCATTGCAAAGAACCGAATTATGAAATATATTTTGCCAACAGAGAAAAAACGTCACCTAACGGCGGGAAACTTGATGTTGACATTATACATCCATTATTCAATGTTGCGGCTGTGGAAAATATTATTTACAAAGATAAGATGAAAATGAGAAAGGGAAAATATCTTTTCTTTGTTGATGTTTATAGTTATCGTAATGGACGAAGCGGATTTAGAGCGGAAATCGAAATTGATGGTGAAGTGTATAATTATAACTATAGTGATGTGCGTGGTAAACGTACAATAAAAGTTGCTGAATTAACCTGTGATGGTAAAGGAAATATAAATATTAAACATTGCATCGAACCAGTTGATACCCATTTTTCTTCTGGCGATATTTGGGGAGTTAAAACCAACACGTTTGTTCCAGTCACGGCTATCATGTTGAGTCCAAATTACTGGGGAGATAATGCGATAGGCAACAAACACTTATTCTTTATGCTTGACGGGTGCAAGAATCCAGATACGCCGAATGGATGGTACAACGAATACCTCAACTCTGATTTAGTAACAAATCACAAGAGAGTATTTGAAGCACTAGGTAATAGAGCAAAAGTTAAAGATAGTGATAATCAGCTTTCTGGCGTTGGTTTTTCCGAAACGCAAAGAAATGATGTGATTGTTCGTGTAAAATCGTCAGATAAACGGCGAGTATACAAAGTAAAGTTTTAAAAATAGAAAGGAGAAAATAGGTAATGGCAGATTTATTTTTTAACGCGGCGAAGAACAAATATAGATTCCCGTCTGAACGTGGAAACCTTACTGTGGAGCATCTTTTTGACCTCGACATGAAGAGTCTTGATAAGATTTATGGAACTCTCTGTGAACAGAAAGATTCTAAACCGAAGAAGAGTTTACTTTCCCCTCGCGAAGTTGGCGATGTTGAACTTGACGAGAAAATTTCTATTGTGGCACAGGTTTATGAATATAAAGATTCGGTGCTAGATAAGCGTAAAAAAGCGGCTGAGAGAAGCCGCGATAGACAAAAACTTCTTGATATTCTCGCAAAGAAAAAGGAAGAAGCACTTGAGAATCTTTCCGAAGAGGAACTTTTAAAGAAGTTAAAAGAATTAGGTGAAGTTGATTAATCAAAATTATATATAAATTTTAAAAAGGGGGGATATTTAAATTATATCTCCCTTTATTATTAAAACTTATTATTGACAGGAGAATGTGAGTAGTATATAATTATATAGTAAAATCAAATGAAAGGAGTTGCAAAATGAAAAAATTGTATATTTTAATAACAAATAACGGTTATTTGGGAGGCGTGAGAGCCGAATATGCTATTGCATCTTCCGAAGATGAAGCCGCGCAAAACAAAAATTATCAAAAGCGAATAGCTTTAGGACACGACCATTATATAAAGGAACTTGATGGTAATGCATTACTTAAAGTTTTATTAATAGAAGATTGCGACAAATATAATTGCGAACTTATAATTACTGAAAAAGGAGATAATAAGTAGTGGAAAAGATACGAACTAAACGGCGAAAAGATTTGGAATATAAATGGATTCTGAAATGTGCGCTAACAGTTCAAGCGTATACTGTAACGCTTAAAAATAATAAAACATATGTAGTTTATGCGCACGATTTTAATGATATGGAATTTTTTCTAACAAGATTGAGTGCGAAAGAATCAGAAATCGCATGGAGAAATACTGATTCAGAATTTATTACTAAGAAGAAGATGGTGAGTTATGTTCCTGATAAGAATGGCGAACCAAAAACAATGCCGTTCTGGTATCGCGGCAGAGTATACGAAATTATTGAGTAAGGAGAAAATAAGTAATGTGGGATTTCTTTAAAACACTTTTGTTAATAGTTGGAATTATTTCATTAATATATTTAATGAGTCTTTGTGTCAGCGTATTTGTTAGTAAAGTTGTTGAATTTTTTCATTCGCTCGACCACGTAAAAAGGATGTTGATATATCAGAAGGAGCAGATAGCGAAAATCAACAAAGATATAAATCGAATTAATAAAAAAATTGAGTCTATTAATTCAGAAATTACCAATCTCAGTGATTATATCGATAACCGTTTGTAAAGGATTATAAAAATGAGAAAGATAAAGATACGAACAAATACATTGGGTGATACCAGAACAGCGAAGAGAGTTCCTACTTTTCCTGAATTTAATTCAGCTAACGTATGGCATATCGAAGATGTAAAAGACATGATGCTATCTATTTCAGAAGAAATAAAAGATAGGGGTCGATTACACGACTTTACAAAAACAGCAGAGCCACACAGAAGTTTATTTTACAGAGAGTTATGCGCGACAATCGAAGGAAAGATAGATAATTTTGAAAATGCACAATGGTATCCAAATCATTGTATTTGTGAGCGACACCATTTAAATAAAAATTGTCCAGATGATGTAGACCTTATAGATGTTATCGAAATGATTTGCGATTGTGTTTGCGCGGGAATGGCACGAACTGGTGAAGTAAGACCAATAGAAATAAGTACAGATATACTGCAAAAGGCTGTTAATAATACAGTTACAAGGCTTTCAAATAATATTGAAATAATCGAATAATTTAAATGAATAATTGAGTTTCAAACAACGTGGTTTCACAAACATAATAAGGATTAAAAATATGAGTAAATACCATGTAGCATATATGTGTGTATATTCTGATGTAGTAGAAGCTGATTCACCAGAAGAAGCCGCCGATATTGTGGCGCAAAATTGCCCGTATGATATTGACGGAGACCCATTTGTAACAGACATTGAAACAGGTGACCAGTTTGAACTTTTTTGAGATATAAAGTGGAGAATATAAAATGACTCTTGACGAGAGAATAAACGAACTTAAATTATTAAACGGAAATTTATGTGATTTAGAATCGGAATATAAAAATGCACAGCTTATCAAATGGCTTGAAGAGTATAAACAACTCAAGGCTTTACAGATAAAGCGACCAACAGAATTATATGCCATAGAAAACATTACGACTGGCGAAATTATTTTTAACGCTCGTGGAGGATGCTATAAAGAAAAAGAAGTGGCAAAGAGAAAAGTAAAAGAACTTGGAACGAATTATAGAATTGTCAAATATAGGTTAACGTGTGAGTCGTTTTGAATAATGATTAAAATTAAGTTACAAAATAGTTATTATCTTGCGTGTCTTTGTTGTGGCGAGAGAGAGGGGGAATAATGATGCATTACATAATTAATCCGTGGCTATTTTACCTATTAGACGTAACCACAAGTCTAATACTTATTTGTTTATCGTTTGTAATTATCTTTGCACTTGCTTTTGGTGCATATACATTTGTCTGGTTAATTGAAATAAAAGGAGAATGTGATGAAGAAAATTATCCTAATCCCAAAAGCATATTAAGGAAATTTATGATACCACTTATATTTTCTATTGCATTTTTGATATTCGTTCAATCATCGGACACCATCTACAAGATGATGATTGCATCGCAGGTCACGACGGAAAACATCGGAACGGCAAAAGAAACGATTCAAGACGTAGCTGACTACATCATAGACGCCGTTAAGGAAATCAAGGAGAAAGAAGATGATTGACGGAATAACGATTTTAAGCGAGTCGATGTACCGTGGGTGTGATAGTATGCTAAGTTTTGTCTTCGCCCTTGCGTCATTGTTTTTCGCAATTATTGCAATAATAATCTTTGAAGATGATAAATACGGCGAACATCCTGGAATTTTACTCGCATTTGTTTTTCTCTTTGTTGCTTCCGTAACAATTGCTTGCATATCTTATCGCCAAACAATGTACGAAGCTCCGGAATACAAGGTCACAATCTCTGACGATGTCAGCTTTAATGAGTTCAATAAGAAATACGAGGTCGTCGAGCAAGAAGGCGAAATATATACAATACGAGAGAGAAGGGCAGGTGAGGACGAATGAGATTTTTATATGGAGCGCTTGCATTTATCATAATGGCTTGGTTTATTTCATATGGAAAAGCACATGGGATGATTGTTTCAGACGATGTAGTTCTGTTGTGTATGGCTATTGCGGTTGCAGGCGGAATGGCAGGGGGTGATTAAATGAGTGTGTTGATTAAGGATATGGAAATGCCAATAAACTGTATATACGAAGAAAATGGAAAAACAAAATTTTGTTTTTTCTGCAATCATGATGATACTCCTTTTTGTGCATACAGAGGAACTGGTCTTGGGCTTGATGACGAAAGACCTGACTGGTGTACGCTTGTCGAAGTGCCTACTCCGCATGGTCGGCTGATAGACGAGGATAATGTCATTGATGCAATACACGAAAGGTTACAGACGCTTCGAACACACAAAGAATTTATCAAAAAGCATGGAGATATTGATTTGCTTGGAGTTATGCCGTACATAGCAAAAATACCAACAGTAATCGAAGCGGAAGAATGTGATGACGAATGATAGAGTTTAAAAGCACTGACCTATACGGAAATGAACTGATTTTTAAGTTTAATGGTGACATTGAAGAATAAAAGGAATTAATTACAATGCTTTTGGGGTATGAGCAAGACGATTGGGGAAGTATAAGTGAGGTGGACGAATGACAAACATGGAATACATCCAGTCTTGCACGAAGGAAGAGCTTGCAAACCTGCTTTGTGCGGAACTTAAAACGGATTGCTTTATATGCGTTGCGAGAGAATACTGTCATTCAGGACGTATCGGCTTTACTGACTGGCTTGACAAAAAGATAGAGGATGAGGATGAATGGGATGGATGACCAGAGAAGAAGCAATAGCCAATATCGAAAAAGAACTGACATGTCGTAACGACAAAGAACCCTACTGTAAGAGTCATGGATGCTGTGATGGTACGTGTCCAGTCTATGTTACTGAATATGAATTAACAGAATCTTTGCAAATATTTTATAACTGGTTTTGTGAATTACTTAACGAAAAAAAGGATAGGAGAGGATAAACGAATGTACTGATGAACGACGGTACGGAATTTAAATCACTTTAAAAATATATTCAAGAACATAAACATCTTAATCATTGTAAAAAGTGTTTAGCACAAGAATATTGTGAACGTCTAATTGAAGGTATTAAAAATTTTGAGAAAGAATATACTAAACACAACAGTAAGGAAGGTGAGGACGAATGACGATTGAGCAGGCGATTGAGCAATACGAAAATTCCGAAAGAATGAACAAGGAGCTTGCTGAGACAAGTGTGTATCCTACGGTAAAGGCGTATTATCTCGAAAGTGCAGAGAAATGCAGGTATATGCTCGCATGGCTGAAAATCCTCAAGTCTGCAAAGTTTGAGTATGACGAAGCGTGGCGGATTCTGACACACCCAACACCCGATGTGCGCTATCCAGATATTGACAGGGCAAAAATGATATTGGATGTGTTCAGAGATAGCTTGGGGATGATGAACGAATGAGCAGAGAAGAAGCAATTAAAATTCTAAAACCAATCCTAGACTCATTCGTGGACTATGCGAACATTACCATGAAGGTTGAAGATGACAACATTGTGGAAGCTCTCGAAATGGCAATCGAAGCATTGGAACAGCCAGAGATAATTCTGTGCAAGGACTGCAAGCACTGGAAGCAACAGACCAATTATAAAGGTGTTCTGTTGTCGTTTGGGTTTTGCGAAAGTGATGATATGTGGCGTTCACTATACGGAGAAACATACGATGTGTCGCACATCGATACAGACGATGATTTTTACTGCGGATATGCAGAAAGGAGAACAGATGATGACACTTGAAGAAACTATCGAACAGTTCGAGGAAGTAGCAAATACTTATGAGGGCATGGCAGATAATTCTGCCCTCCATTCACAAAAATTGTATAAAAGTGCAAATGAATACAAACAATTTGCGGAATGGCTGAGAGAGCTGAAGGAAAGACGCAAACAGCCAGAGATAATCAAATGTAAGGACTGCAAGCACAAAGGAACGAAGAATTGCGTGGCAAATGCGTGGGCTACAATTTTTGGAGTCACGGTCAAAGATGATTTTTATTGTGGTCTTGCGGAAAGGAGAACCGATGGATAACAGAGAAGCCGTTAATTGGTTAATCAATATCTCAGCTGATATTGGCAAGGCAGAACACAGTGATTTGTGGCATTATGAACAAGCATTAACCGAAATAAAGGATATGCTTGAATCCGCACAGCCCGTTGCGACCGACACAAATGTCGGTGACATAATCAGCAGACAGACCGCTATTAATACATTATGTTCTAAATGTACAGTTGACAAACCAGAAACTTGTTCAACAATCCAAAAAGGAGATAATTGGTGCGAGGAAGTTTATATATTACAAAGAGTGCCATCCGCACAGTCAGAGACGCCGTGTTATCTCGGAAGCCCTTGCGAATATCAGAATCCAGATGTTGTTATTTCACAACCCGAACCGTCAATTTCGCTATCGTGGATTAAGGAACATATCGAGTGGCTAAAAAGTCTCGATAATGAATTCGCAAATCTGGCGGCGGCACATATTTCCGTAATGGTGAAGAAATGGAGAGGTGAACAGGATGATAGTGTTTAAATTATCAATGCCGAATAAAGGCTCGTGGAATAGTAAATGGTCTCAAGAAGGACAGTTGTTTGTGCGAACACGCAGAGAATGCGATGTACCAAAAGAGTATTGGAATAAGTCATTCTACCACAGTTGGGATGACGGTTGGACTGCTTGCGTTACAACCACACGAATGTCGGCTAATGAGGCTAGAAAACTAGAGAGGAAGTCAAAAGGATTCTGTGGTTACGATTGGATGATTCGTAGCATTATCAAACACGGAGATATTCGATATGAGAGGTGAAAAAGAGGATGATTTAATTTCCAGACAGGCGGCGATTGATGCGGCAATAGAAGCGGCTGACGATTGGGACGGCGGATTCAGTAAAGAGCGAGAGCGGTTTATCCGTGATGCATTGGAAGAACTACCATCTGCACAGCCAAATAGGATGAGGGGAAGGTGGACACCGCATAGAGAAAAAAGCTGTGAATACATTGGGGCAACTTTGGTATATGTAACGTATGACTATTGGTTTTGTGATGCTTGCGGTTATCGGGTGGAAGATGGACAGCCATTATATAATTTCTGCCCGAACTGCGGGGCAGATATGAGATGTATAGAGGATGAATGATTTGATAAGCAGACAGACGGTAATTAATGAAATCAACGAACGGCAGAGAAAGTTGATTTATTGTTTTGGCTTTGAGAATGATATGGTCAATATAATGGACATTGCAAAAAGCATTGTAATCGCCATTCCATCCGCACAGCCAGAACGAAAGAAAGGGTATTGGAAACATATAAACGAAGAAGAGGAACGAGCAAAACATAACGGACAATTATTAGGTTGGATGCCGTGGTATTGTTCTGAGTGTGGATATGGTGTTGGTAAGCATCAAACAGCGTTTTGCCCGAACTGCGGAGCAGATATGAGAAGAGAACAGGATGAACGATTTAATTGAACGTTCTGCGGTTATTGACCTCATAGACAAATACACGCAGGATATGTCAACAGATTATTGGACTGCGAATTACGGCATTCCAAGTGACGTGTTCGAAGATGAGATTATGGAATTGCCATCTGTACAGCCAAAACACAAGATGGGACGGTGGATAGTCAGGTACGAGTGTCCGAGTTGTGGAGAAGGACGAAGCTATGCGTTCGATACTTGCCCGATGTGCGGAGCAGATATGATAGGTGAACAAAATGATTCAATTTCCGATTGATTGCCCTATTGACTGCCCGTATTTACAAGCGTGGGATATGTCTATCGATGATTGGACATATGTATGTAATAAACTAAGTGTTCAGATTGATGGATGCGACACGTTGGTAAAATGGTTGTTACCAATATGTCCGATAGAAAGGAATGAACAGGATGAATGACACTATAAACAGACAGGCGGCGATTGATGCGATTATGGGAGAATATCCCGATGCACACTATCCTGATTGGTATGCGAGTAAAATAATAGCATTGCCACCCGCACAACCAGAACGTCCGAAGGGCGAGTGGATAGACCTTGATTCTGACACTGAAAAATATGATGACATTATGTGTTCTAATTGCAAACAGAGATTTACGGTGGATGCGTACAGATGGTGCGATATAGGGTTTACGGTAGATGATTTGAAGTTCTGTCCGAACTGCGGAGCGGATATGAGAGGTACGGAAAATGACTAAGCGAGAAAAGATAATAGTATCAGCATACACTGGAGTATTGATGTGCGACTTTGATGATGTTCATAAATATATCCAGAAAAAACTCGGCAGACCAGTATTCACTCACGAACTGTCAGACAAAGGCATCCAAAAAGAAATTGAAGAAAAGTCAAAAGAGGATTTTTTGGAAATATGCAATCGAGAAGAACCAGAGTCGTATCGTGGAGGTGAGAATGAATGACATATCTTGACCTGATAAGAGACGCAGACCGCAAGCTTGATAATGGAGATATCACACTTGGAGAGTACGAACAGATGATTGCGCCGCTGAACCGTGAGGTACAGCCTAATCGTAATCGACCGCACTGGATTATCAGCTCTGATGGCTACTATCCTTACTGCTCTGAGTGTAAGTCTGAGCCGAAGAACGGAGAGATAACAGACTTCTGCCCAAACTGCGGGGCAAAGATGGAATGATGTAACGATGGTTGAATTAATTAATAAACAAGTTGTTATAGATACAATAAATGAATTACACGAAAAACCTAATGCATGGTTAGACTGCGCTGTTGATGCCGTAAAAGCTTTACCACCAGTACAACAAGAACAAAAGACCGCTATTTGGATTATTCGCAAGTGGGGCGATGAAGCGCGATGTTCAAACTGTGGTCGATATTTTAAAGATGTTTATGACTTAGATAATTATGATAATTATTGCAGACATTGCGGTTCTAATATGAAAGGATTAACAATTGGGAAGATTAATTAATGAAGATAATGTAATAAGTTTAATCTGTTCATTTTGTGATAGATGGGACTGTAATTATAATTGTCAAAAAGTACAAGAAATACGAAAAATACCAACAGCAAAAGATGAAATGATTAAACCTTTAAATAAAAATATAAATTGCGAAACAGCTTATTGGGTTAAGGCTAAAGGTATGATGCCGCCAGAACATTTTGGACATTATTACTGTTCTAATTGTGACGGATGGGCAATGAGAGATTGGCTAAGACATAAGACAGTATTGAGTGATTATTGTCCGCATTGTGGGTACAAAATGATTAAAGAAAAAGGAGTATAATTGGGTATATGTACTACGAAGAGAGAAGAGAAATAAAAAGACAAATAAGTCAACTTTTAGCAGACGCGGGAATTAATCAACAAACATTAAAAGAAATGGTTAAAGAAGAGATAGATAATAAAATTAAACGCGCAATAGTACAAGAATTAGAAAAGATAGGTGAGTCTTATAGTGGTGGATTTAAAGAATATATAAAATATAAAGTAACCGATATTTTAGGAAGTTATTGGGTAAAACAAGCCGTTAGAGAAGCCATTAAAGATAAGGTTATTAAAGTCGTTTTCGACAAGAATGTTATCAAAGAAGAATAAAAGGAGAGTTATATGAAATTTGTTTGGGATGATACCGATGCCGATATAGGGTGGTATGATTGTGTATTAATAGACGAAGATGTTACCATAAACAAAATTTCATTCAAAGATTTTACAAATGCATTTCAACAGGAAAATGCTAACGAATATCACATTTACAACGCGTATTCATTCGAGGTTAGCTTTGGTGGTTCAAGGAAGGGTTTTGACTACGATAGCGCATATCGTAATCATAGAGATGAATATGGCAAGCGTATGTATGGTTATAACGGGGTCTGCACACACACCGTAAAAGACATTAAACGTTGGTGCGAAGAGTATCTTGCTAGTATATATATAAAAACATACAACGAAATGATTAATAATTTAGATACCGCGAAACGCCGCGCCAGTTGGTTTGTCGAAAATGGATATGGAGAAAACGCAGATGATATATTAAAATAAGTAGAAAAACAAGATATATAGACAATGTAGAAAGGATAGATAAGTATTCATTTGAATGAAAACGATATATCAAATTCGTGAACTTGCGAAAAAGATAAACCCGTCGGTATATATTTCAGTAGATGGGAAATTTGGAGATTCATGCAAATTAATAGCAATAAGAGACAACGAGTGGTATACACTAACGGTGAGTAGCTTAGATTCGCCAGATATAGAAGAAAAGTTACGTCAATTATTAAATAATTTTGAATAAGGAGAAAATCATTATGGGAAAAGAAATGTATATAAAAGTTATTGCTAACGATAGTTCAGTAGATAATTTTTACGAGATATATAATCCGCTTTCTAAAGTAAATATTATGTGTTCGAAGGATAACGAAAATCTTGTCAATATTAAAGAGGCTGAAATGATTGGAGCGGATAAGTTAAGAAAAGCATTAGTGATAATGTTAGATGATATTGACGAAGCTCATAATAATTTATATAACGAATTATTCAACGGAGAATGTTTTTTGGGTGATATACTTAGTAAATTTTCCGCAGAAGAAATAATTAAACAAATTGAGCGAGTCAACGAAGAACACAAACCAAAGGTTGGCGATATTTACACTAGAAAAAATAACAAAGAACTGGCGGTTATTGTAGAAGTAAAAAAAGATAATAGTGTTAAACTTATGAAAAAAGGCAGTGATGGAATATATATTTCATTAACAAGTTATTTAAATGAATATTACGATTTTTTATATCATTCAGATTCAGATATAGAATGTATTGTAAATGACGTACTTATTTGTAATTGACAAAAGAGAATATAAGTAGTATAATATTTAAAATAAATAAAGGAGATTGATATGTATAAATATACCAAAATTGAAACGCCATTTGTCAGAGACATGGAAGGAAGTAAGAAACTCATTGAGGGAGAGTATAGAAACGAAGCTATTAAATTTTTGTCTGATAATCTCTGGTTTTTTAGCGAAAAATGCGACGGAGCAAATACGGGTATATACTGGGATGGACACAAAGTAAACTATCAGGGCAGAACAGAAAGAGCGCAGATTCCCGCGCATCTAATGAATAGATTAATTGAGATTTTTGGCACGAACGAAGCCGAAGAAATGTTTGAACAACTGTTTGGCGAGAAAGAAGTGGTTCTCTTTGGCGAAGGTTACGGCGCGAAAATCCAGAAAGGCGGCGGTAATTACATTCCTGATGGCTGTGATTTTATCTTGTTCGATGTGTATATGGTTGGCTCAGATACTTGGCTTAAATATCGGGACATTCAGGATATTGCAAAAGCATTCGGTATTAAAATCGTACCATTGGTTATGACTGGAACGATTAAGGAAGCTGTTGAATTTATTAAGACTCGCCCTTGTTCACTTATTAACCCGAATCACGAAATGGAAGGTGTAGTCGGTAAGCCAATAATAGACCTTTATGATAGACAGCACAACAGAATTATTACAAAAATCAAGGTTTGCGATTTCACTTAAAGGGGGTATTAGGGCATGGAGGAAGGCAAAGGTTGTGAGGGTTGTTTATATTTCGACCAGTACGATGATGATGGATACGGATTTTGCGACTATCACGAAAAGTGGGTTAAGTCTTTAAATTCATATGGTTGCGGTGGTTATAAATATTCAAACATTGAGGAAGGGGAATAACATGTATTATTTAAAAATTTGTGATGATAGCTACAACAAACTTTATGCTAAAGCGGAAGACAGCGATAAATTAAAGCATATTCTTGAAACAGTATTTAATAACTTTAATAAAAACGATGGATTAACAGTTACAATTTCGCTAGACGATTTTCTGGCGAAAGAGGACTAAAATCTACTGTTAAAACTTGTGCAATATGTACAAATAAATTGCAATAAGGAGTTATAATTTGGTTAAATTACCGAAAAAAGGTACGACAAAAGAGCAATTTAAACGCAACTTTTCAAATAGAGTTTTTTATTATCATTATCTCAATAAAATAAAACCATGTATTATTGATTGTGATAATAGTTATAGGTATATTAAACATTGGGATGATATATGGCAAGATGTATTGGTATATTTTTTTGATGAAAACTGGAATTTATGCAATCGCTCACAATATGTATCATTATCTTCACTATTTGAAACTTACGAAGAGGCACAAAAGCACCACAAACACATTAAAAGATTGTATAAAGGATTTCGTGTAAAACCTTATGTTGACTCAAGTATCTTAGAAAAGCATAAAGGGCAGTTGCGTTACATAGAAAATGAGATTCATAAGGGGCTGAAAGATTACCCAAACTTTGAAGGAATAGATTTCTTTGACGTTCATGCGGGAGGTATACAGATTCGTGGGCATCATAAAGATATAAAGAATTATTGTTTTGGCGAACAGATAACTATCGAATATGACTTCTCGAATTATAAAGAAGCTATATATCAATTCATAGAAATGTGGAAAGCGCATGATAATAAAGAGTTTATCTCTGACTATAAAAGTTTTCTAGCTGATGGTGAGAAGTATGGTTGGGATTAACCGCTAAATTTACGCTTGACATACGGGAATGTAAGTAGTAAAATATATACCAGATTGGAGGTGATACAACTGCTAGAACAAATCAAAAAAATTTTGTGGCGAATTAAGCCGCGATTATACATTTGTCCAGATGTATATTTAATTTACTGGCTCGACTATGAATTTATTTTAAAAAGGAGGAATTGAATTTGAACAGCGAACCACTTCTTAAAGAAACTGAGGACTTATCAAATCATGAAATTTTCAATATGATTTTGAGAGATACAAAGCGTGAGGGTATTGATAAATTAATCGATTATCTTGAATCTACTGATTTTTATACAGCTCCCGCATCGTCAAGATTCCACTGTGATTACGAGGGCGGACTTGTCTCTCACAGTTTGAATGTTTACACTTGTCTTGTTAAAAAGAAGAAAAATCCGCTATGGGTTAAATATTTATCTGAAACGCCAGATGAATCACTTGCTCTCGCCGCTTTACTTCATGATGTTTGCAAAGCGAATTTCTACACGGTAGACTTTAGAAATCAGAAAACATATGATGAGGAAAAGGTAAGTGCCGCCGCACGTTGGCAGATTAAGTCTGATAATAATGGTAGCTTTATATGGGAAACAGTACCTTATTATAAAGCTGATGAACAGTTTCCATTTGGACATGGTGATAAGAGTGTATATCTTGTAAATAAATATATTACACTCACAGATGAAGAAGCGGTCGCAATTAGATTTCACATGGGAGCTTATGAAGGACAAAATATCTGGAACTCATTAGGAAATGCCTTTGAAAAGTTTCCGCTTGCGATGGCTCTACATGAAGCCGATATGGAAGCAACACATTTGCTAGAGGTAGAGGTAAAAAAGTGAATATAGTTTTTTGGCTAATTATTTGTTTAATTTTATTTCTCGTATGGTATCTGCTCAGTGGACTCTTTAGGATAATTGGTGATTTCGTATTTAATAAGAAAGAAAAAATCACACGCATTTTAAATGACGAAGAACCACCAGAAGAAGAAGTGTATCACGAAGAGTTTGATTTAGATTCCATCGAGAAAGAAATTAATTCATATATATCTAAACTTTACAACAACGAAAAAGGAGAAAGTAAGTAATGAAAGGATTTATCGGTAGCGTTATTGTTGGTGCGATTCTTATAATCGGTTTGTTTAGTGCAATCATTTGTATTGAAAAGATTCCTGTCGGTTATGCGGGTGTTCAGTATTCAATCTCTGGCGGAGTAAAAGACGAAACATTAAGTCAGGGTTGGCATATTGTTGCGCCGACAATCAAAGTAAAAGAATTTACCGTTTCAAACGAACAGCTTATTCTCACTCAGGATTCGAGAGAGGGTTCGGAAGAAGATGAATCTTTTCGAGTTGCTACATCGGATGATGCGAGTATTGGTATCGACTTTCAAATGTCTTATAGATTTATTCCTGAAAAACTGGTTGATACTTATAAGCGTTTTAAGGGAATGGACGGAGACGATATTGTACAGGGCAGGGTTCGCACAGTTCTTAAATCTAAAGTGTCTGAGATTACAACCAATTATTCTCTGATGGATATTTATTCTGGCAATCGTAGCCAGATTAACAATGAACTTACAGAATATCTTAATAATGAATTCAAAGATGCATATGGTATTGAGGTTATCGATGCTTCAATTATTGATGCTCACCCCGATGAAAAGCTTCAAGAAACTATTGACGAACGTGTAAAGGCACAGCAAGCCAGAGCGCAAGCAGAAGCAAAGCAGAAAACAGTTCAGGTTGAAGCAGAGACAAATCTTATTAAGGCGCAAAACGAAGCTGATATTGAAGTAACTAAAGCAGAAGCAGAAGCCGAAGCAAACAAAATTATATCTGAGTCAATCACAGAAGAACTTATCCGTATGAAAGAAGCTGAGGCAAGACTTGAACATGGTTGGGTAACAGTACAGGGAGCAGATTCAGTGATTGCCGACAGCAGAGAGGAAAGCAAAAATGAGTAAAAAGACTGGGCAGAGAATTCTTATTACCGCCAAACAGATGGCAAAGTGGGAAAGTATTATGCGCAAGCTCGACAACGAAATTAAAAAAGAAGAGCAGGAAAGAAAGAGGAAAGGTAAAAAGGATGAGCCAGAATCAGAGTCTTAATATCATTTACACTTTTAACTTCAATCTTGGCGAAGTAATGTTGCAGAAGATTGAGATTGAAAAGAAATCTAAGGGGGTTGCGGTGTTAAATCGCAACTCCACAATCGACCAAATTGAAATCGAGTTTGATGATTGTAGTAGATGGGTTTGCTATAAACCCTATGTGTATAGAGCGAGAGGATGTGATAAATGGGATAGATGTTTATTCGATAATGAAAGCATCAAAAATACAAGCTCTGTCGCGTTCAATCATATAATTCATAATAATAAAAAAGCAGGATGTAAGATAGAATATTTTAACTAAGGAGAGAATATGGACTTTAATAATATGTTCGGGAAGATGTTTGGTAAGCTCGCCTCTGGTATGTGCAGACTTTCCATGAATGGCGGAATTGCTGTGAAAACAAGTAACGGTTATAAAACATATAACGTCAAGACTGGTAGGCTTACGAATCAGGATAACTTTGTTTTTGATATTGGCGAAGAATTTTTCTTTGTTTTTCCAACTAACAAGGTAGAGAAGGGCGATATTATCCTTATTGGCGGAACACCAAAATGTGTCATTGAAACAGACAAAAATAAGATTACCGTTATCGATTATGAGGGCGGAGAGATTAAAACGGTTATTCCAGAACGGCATGTGTTTATGGGGAATACATATTTTTACGGTAAGATTATTTCTATGTTCGGTGACAGTATTAAGAAGGGTGGTAAAGGTATTGGTAACATATTTAAATATATGGCTATGACTGAAATGTTTAAGGATGGCAGTCACAGCGGCAATAACAATATGTTCCCGCTTATGCTTATGATGAACGGCGGAGCAAATCCGTTTGGAGAAATGTTTGATTTTGATTTTGGCGATAATGACGCAGAAGAATCTGCCGAGAGCGAAGAAGAGTAAGAGGTAATTATATGGGTAGTGGAAGTTGGACAAGTTCAAGTTTTTGCAGTTACTCAAGTACAACGAAAGGGGCTACTCTTGATAGTCTCGGCAAGCTAACTGGCTCTGGTGTTGCATCGAATCAGAGTATTTATAAACAATCTCAGATTCACGCAGACCTTTTCCCGAAAGATATTATGCGAGAATGTTGTGATACAGAAGAACACCAAAATACAATTCCAGTAATCCTTGCGCTTGACGTTACTGGTTCAATGGGTTCTGCGGCTGTAGAAGTTGCTAAAAGTTTAAATCTTATTATGACGAAACTTTACAGCGAAATAAAAGATGTTGAGTTTTGTATTATGGGTATCGGTGATTTATATTGTGACCATGCACCAATTCAGATGTCACAGTTTGAATCAGATATAAGAATTGCGGAGCATCTTGATAAGGTATATTTCGAGTTTGGCGGTGGTGGTAACGCTTATGAGTCATATACCGCCGCTTGGTATATGGGTCTTTATCACACAAAACTAGACTGTTGGAAACGTGGCAAAAAAGGCATTATTATCACGCTTGGTGATGAAACTCTTAATCCTTATTTACAGAAAGATAAGTTGAACGCTGTCACTGGCGATACTTGTCAGGCTGATATTAAAACGGATTTTCTATATAATGAAGCGTCAAAGAAGTTTCACATTTACCACGTTAATGTAAATCACAGAAGTTACAAATGGCTTCTCGATGATGATATACCATCAAGTTTTAAAAACGTTATCGGAGATAATTATTATGAGTCAACACTTAATTCTTTGCCAGACGTAATATCCGAAATCATTATTAAAGCAAGTAGTAACAACACAAATCAAGAAAATTCTTCCGATGGTATTTCTTGGTAATTTATAAGGGGTTTTAAGATATGGGAACGATTGAAGCTAAAGCAGTTATTGGTGCTAATTATGGCGATGAAGGAAAAGGTCTTGTTACTGATTTTCTGGCGAATGAAGCCATGAATAAATATAGTAATTGTCTTGTAATTTGCAATAACGGCGGAGCGCAACGTTCCCATACTGTTGTTTTAGAAGATGGAACGCGCCATGCTTTTAGACATTTTGGAAGCGGAACATTTAGGAAAGCAGATACATACTTATCCGAACATTTCATTCTAAATCCCATTATATTCCGAGAGGAATTTCAAGAACTTGAAAGATTAGGGTTTAAACCAAAAGTTTATATTGATAAAGGTTGCAGAGTTTCTACATTTTACGAAATGATTCTCAATCAAATGTTAGAGCAAAGTCGCGATAATAAACATGGTAGTTGCGGGTTAGGTATATGGGAAACGGAAAAGGTATACAGAGATAATAATATTTGGCACTATAAAGATTTTAAAAGTGCAGATACTTACAAGATAATGCAAGAAATGAAAGTCCGCGAAAATCTATTTATCTATAACTTAAATAGGTATCGTAGAAGTGGAACAATATCTAAAAAAGTTTTGGTCGAATGGTTCTCAATAATCAATGATTACAAGATAAGATTTCACTTTTTAGACGACTTGACGTTTATGCTCGAAAATACAATTGAAACAGACGCAGAAATTGTAAGACGTTATGATTCGATAATTTTTGAGAATGGACAGGGATTGCTTTTGAATAGAGATAAGAACAACGTACACACAACACCGAGTTACACTGGAATGCATAATATAATAGAGTTTGAAAAATCCTTTTCTGGCGAATTTTATGTAGAACCATATTATGTAACTAGAACATATATGACAAGGCATGGCGCGGGACAGTTTGAAACTGAATGTAAAAAAGAGAATTTAGGTAATATAGAATACGACAAAACAAATATACCTAACCCGCACCAAGGTAAATTAAGATATGGATATCTTGATTATAACAATTTATTAACAAGAATAAAAAATGATGCCAATAGATATTTCTCTTTATATATAACACATAATAATGAGGTATCAATCACTGATAAAGATATATTAAATATTAAAAATGAACGATTAATTGACCATGTTTATTTATCAAATTGCGAGACAATGGAGAATATAAAGGTTTTATGATTATTACAAAGAAAGATACCAAACATAATTTTATATCAACCTTCGATACTGAAACAGGATTTTACGCCAGAACAGGAATTATAGAAAACGGCGTAGATACTGGTATAGACCCATTCATGTCTTCATTTCCAGAATTAATTGACGTTGGCGTAATGGGTTTTTGCAAACACGGCAGGAGCGGATTATGTATAAAGTCTGGCGTTCAGTGCTATCAAAACGGACTCGAAACAAAATATCCAAACATGACATTTGAGAATTTTAAAAGAATTGTTGACGAGTGTAAAGGAAAATGTTACCAATTTGCGCTCGGAGGTCGAGGTGACGTAGACCAACATGAAAATTTTGAAGAAATTCTTAAATACTGCCGCGATAACAATATTGTTCCCAACTTTACATCATCTGGACTTGGATTCAATAAGGAGATTGTTGATATTTGTAAAAAGTATTGCGGCGCGGTAGCAATCAGTTGGTATAGACAACCTCATACACTGAGAGCAATTCAGATGTTACTTGACGCGGGTGTTAAAACAAATATCCATTATGTTCTTGGTAATAACTCTATTGATGAAGCAATCGAAAGAGTTAAGAATAACGATTTTCCGAATGGCATAAACGCAGTAATCTTTTTGCTTCATAAACCAGTCGGATTAGGTACACAGGCAAATATATTATGCGAATATGACCCGCGAGTAAAGAGATTTTTTGAAGCTATTGAAAATGTAGACCATAACTTTAAAATCGGATTTGATAGTTGTACAGTTCCCGCGCTTATCAACTATACTACAAAAATAAATCCAGATAGCTATGATACATGTGAGGGCGGTAGATGGAGTATGTATATCACATCTGACATGAAAGCATTACCGTGTAGCTTTGATAATCAGGACTTGAAGTGGGCTTATGATATATCAAATGATACGATTCAGAACGCATGGGATAGCGATGTATTTGAAGATTTTAGAAATCACTTTAGAAATTCATGCTCTGGCTGTTCTAGGCGAAGAGAATGTATGGGTGGTTGTCCAATAAGAAGAGAAATTGTGTTATGCGAAAAGAAAGATAAGAGTTTAAAATGATAATTTTGTCCCGATTAATATACATTTATGGTGACAAAGTAAAGGAGATTTTAAAAATTGGAATTAAATAAAGATATAGATGATGAAATTTTTTATATTAATGAAGAAGATATTGACGAGGAAGCGGTATTTACTTTAACGGAATGGGGGTGTTTATCAAGCGTATTATCAGATTATGCTATTAATTTTTCACATATTACTCCTAAAATGGGCGAACATATGGCTCAAGACTTTTTAGAATTATTAGAACATTGTGGATATATTGAGAAAATCAACGAGGAAGAGTTATGAAAGTAAGATGTGATTTTGTAACAAATAGTTCGTCAAGTTCGTTTATTATTGCGGTTCATAAAGATGCTGATTTAACTAATGAAATTAAAAAATTTGTAAATAAAAACTATCATATAATTGATAATGAATTTAAATATTCATATTCATATTACGTTAAAAATGGTTATACGCCAGAAAAATTGCGTGATATAGCAATAAATTATCTTGAAGATGAATTAATTAGTCCTAATTTGACGCTTGGTGATTGGAAAATTTTTAGTGGCGTTGCAGAAAATCAAAGTGATTACGGTAGCTATTTCTTATACTCATCGCGAGATTATGATGGTGAATATTTTAAGAAGGTGTCACAATATGAGTGAAGACAGAAGAAAGAAAACTAGGGGCGATAGAAGAAAAAAGAATTATCGCAAAGCTATAAGAAAATATAAACTCTGTGAGAGTATATGGGGTGACGCTAAAGAGTATAATGATGGCATTCTAGGTAAATATATTGACGGGAAAATACACGACCATGAAGAGTATCGTAAAACCAATAGCGAGTGGAACGGTAAGCACAACTATAAGCATGGAGATAAACAAAGGGCTGACAGTTGTGAAGATATGGAACGTGAACACATGACAAATGAAGAAGATTAAACTTGACGGAATGCTATTAGGTGCGTTATTCGCAACAATAGATAATGCAATATATTTATACACTTATAATAATACGAAAAGGATAAAATGAAATGAAAATAAGAACTGATTATATAACCAATAGTAGTTCAAGTAGTTTTATCGTTGGATTTAAAAATAAAGATAATATCGAAAAGCAACTATATGATTCTATTGTCCCGCGTTTCGGTGGATATGCTTATGATATTGTTTTACGCGATATAAAGAAAAAAGAAAACCACTTAACAAAAAACAAAGCAGTTGCCATATACCGTGAAGAAATAGAATTTCCTATAAGATGGAAAATAGAAAATAAATATGAGTATAAACTTGGTTTAAATTTTAAAGATTTTTTAAAATGGCTAGATGATAATAAAAATAAAATAGAAGATGAAGTTAATAAACAAGTTGAAAAAAGGTGTAAAACGTTCGAATCTGTTATAGCAGATTATGAGTTTCTTGCGGAAGTTGAATATGACGACCATGTTAATAGCGCATTAGAACAAGATATTATGCCGAATCTTGATTGCACATTAATTCGATTTAGCCATCACTAAAAGGAGATTGCTATGAAATACAGAAAAGATTTTGTAACCAATTCTAGTTCATCAAGTTTTGTATGTGATATTTGTGGTAATGAAATTTCTGGATGGGATTGTTCAGTAAAAGATGGAGAAATGTTTGAATGTGTAAATTGTCATATTATTTGTAATGAACATGCGTTAACTCCACCACGAGAAAAATTGTTAGAATTCATGCGAGAAATAGAGTCCTCTTATTCATCTATTGAACCATTAACGGAAGAAGAACTTTCTGAAATGAGTAATGATGACATGATTGATGAAATATTGTCGGAATGGTGTTACGGTGAAGTTCCAGAAGAATTCTGCCCTATTTGCCAATTCGAAGAGTATTCTTCTAAAGATATGGCTAATTATTTATTAACAAAATACAAAATTTCAAAGGATGAAGTATTTGAAGATATTAAAAAGAAAAACAAACGTAGAAGAAAGCTTTATGATTTTGAATACATAAATTTTGTTACAAATAAATTAGGACTTAATTTGGGCGACATTCAATCATCATGGAAAAGAAAATATAAAACATATCGAAATTTTAAAGAATCGATAAAACGTGAATTTTAAAGGAAAAATATTAAAAAAATAAAAAAATGTAAAAGAAAAATTAGCGAAAAATCCATTATCTACATATAATGTATGCGTTTATTTGACTATTGGCAAAGGAGCATATAAGTAGTAAAATATCTCAATAAAAATGAAAAGGGGGTTAGAAAGATTGAGAGATTCAAACAGATTACAACCGTTCTATGAAAGACTTGCGGAGCTACATAAACTTTATATTCCAGACTGGCGATTCGGTCAACTTATAATTAATTTTTCTAGTTGGCTATATTCTCAAAAGGGAATTGAAGATATGTTTTATGTAGAAGATGATAAGATGGCTGAATATATAGAAGAATATTTTAATTCAATGAAAGCGAAAAATTAATGTATACAGAATTTGATAAAAGAATGAAGGCTTATGAGCATCTATTTAATGTTTCTCTGGATTCAGACAAGCCAGTTATTGTACGCGTTGACGGTAGATGCTTTCATACGTTCGCAAAAAAATTCCACAAACCATTTGATGAAGTGTTATCTAAAACAATGAGAAAAACTATGCAATATCTTTGCGAAAATATACAAGAATGCGTATTAGGTTACACTCAATCAGACGAGATATCACTTCTACTTTTAAATTATTTAAATGAAAAATCAGACCCGTTTTTTGGCTATCGTATACAAAAACTTTGTTCTGTAATTTCGAGCATGGCAACAATTTCATTTTATAAATATTTCGAAGAGGTAGCTCATGAATATGAAGAACATATTGAAAATGAACTACAAAGAGTTTTCCAGTCTGGCTCAAGTTACAAAGAATTATTATCAAGTCTTCCAAAAGATTATTTTAACTACGAGAGTTATATAGATTCAAGATATCCAACATTTGATTGTAGGGTATTTAATATTCCAAAAGAAGAGGTCACAAATTATTTCTATTGGAGACAATTGGACGCATACAGAAATTCAATAAATATGATTGCAAGAATATACTACTCCAATAAAGAATTATATGGTAAAACAAAATCAGAAATGATTAAAATGATTAAAGAAAAAAATGACGATTTATCAAATTATAAACCATATAATATTTACGGTAGTTGTTGCATAAAATCTTTACAAATTTGTACGCCAATCAATTCGGACAGTAATACGTTCACTAGGAACAAATGGTTTATTGATTCAAATATTCCGCTCTTTAAAAAGGAAGGGCGAGGGTATATAGAAAAATTATTAACAGATACGCAAACAGAAGGGGGTGATTAATTACATAAAATGTTTGAGCAAAAATACATAGGCAAAGAAGATGTTATGCAGATGTATGGTTGCGAAAGTGATAAGGCTTTACGAATTTTAAAATGTATGTATAATATTCAATTCGCATTCAAATTAGGTAACAGATATTACACTACAGAAGAATACAATAGAAAATTTTTTGAATTATATAAAGGTAAAAAAGTATTAATATAACGAAAAGTGCTAGGAACAATAATGATTCGTAACGTTTTGATTATCACATTTAATTATCACGTTTTGCAACATACCTAAAATAAACCGCATAAATAAAGGATAAATCAACCGAATTTGTTGAAGTTATCCACTATGCCAAATAAGTAATTTTTGTTCAATATAACCAAATAAAACATGACGAAACGCCTCAAAACGCGATTTATATTGGTAAAAAGTTCCAATTGAATTGTGTTTCGGGGCGTTTTATAATGTTTCCAATATCACTAAAAATTAACACTTATCACGTTTGATTTTGCCGTTGTAAAAAAAGTGATAAAGGAGACAAAAGAAATGCCAAGAGATAAAGCTAAAAACGGAGAGGGTAGTATAAGGAAAATTGATAACAATAAATATGAATGTATTATGACAGCTAAATATTTAAATCCCAAAACTGGCAAAATAAAAAGAATAAAAAGAGTTGGTTCTACAAAAGATGAAGCCAGAAAAAATGCGCTGATGGCTAAACGCGCATGGGAGAAAGAATTTGAAAAAGGTAATGATTCAAAATTCTTGAAAACAAAAACCTTTGGCGAATATATGAGCGAGTTTATAGATAACGAAATTAAGCCGAATATAACTCAAAGTGCCTATTTAACTTATTGTTCAAACATGAAAGTGAATTTCTATCAGTTTCCGATTGCAAATTATCAGCTCCATATGCTTACATCGGTAGAATTTGAAAATTATTACAACACAATTCTTGAAAAGAAATCAAGAAAGACATGCTCTTTGCCTATTCAGCTATGCAGAAGGTGTTGTGAATATCTTACGAATATAAGTTTGTTAGATGAAAATTACGCGAAAATTGCAAGAATACCGCGAGAAGTAGCAGACGAGTACGACTACAAACGCGAACAAGAATTAAAAAATCGCAAAGAAGTATTTACCGCCGAGGACATACAAAAATTTTATTACGCTTACAAACATAATATTAGCGAGTATCCAGTTGTAATACTATTCCTTTTAGAAACGGGTATGCGAGAAAGCGAGTTTGCATCTTTGCGAAATAGTAATATTGACCTTAAACAGAACATAATTAACATTGTTGAAACACGTTCAACAAGATTTATAAATAATGACAAGAATAACGGTATTGAAGAGTATGTGAAAGTACCTAAGAATGGCGAAAGTAGATTTATTGTTATGTCTGATTTGTGCCGAGAATGTGTAGAATATATGCAAGAACAAACTAGATTGCACTGTCTGAACAATCAAGATGACCTACTATATCCCACGTTCCGAAATGGCAAGAGAAGAAGTAACGCAACCATGCGTGTTGGCTTCAATTTGGTTTGCGATAAGATGGGTATAGACAGAGATGTGCATTTAACAAAAACAGGACAAATGAAAGGTTTATCAATCAACTCTTTAAGACATACCGCCATCTCTATTGCTAATAGTCAGGCGAATGCAAATATTGTAAATACGGCACTAAAGGTAGGACACAAAGCTATTAATACAGAAAACGTATATACACACGCAACGAAAGATGGAATTAGTTCCGTTGCAACACCATCGCAAGTTATTCTTGATGACTACAAAGAATCAAATTTAGATGATAAAAGTAAAGAATTATATGAATTATATTTAAAACTTAAAGATAAATTCGAAAATTGAGCGCAAAAAGTAAAGGCTATGAAATTAATCATAGCCTTATTAATTAATCTAAATCGTTAAAGAGAGAATACCACGTATCCGCTCCACATATACCGTCAACATCAAGATTATGTTTAGTCTGCCAAGCCTTAACAGCTTTCTTTAAACCATCATCAAATGTGCGGTTCATAGTTCCGTTATAATACCCAAAGCCAGAAAGAACAAATTTGAGAAGATATACTTCATCTTTGATATCGCCAGACTGGATAAACATTTTACTTGCGACAGCTTTGCAAGCACCTAAGAAGTTTACGTTCGATATAGTGAGATTTGCGCCAAACTTGTTATTCGCAATAAATTTCCACACTGCGACAGTAGCGTTCCTAGACTCTCCGCCATAAACGCCATCAACGGCAATTCTGTGTTTGTTAGCCGCAATAATCGTAGTAGAATATGTATCATTGAGATATTGCTGACCCTTCTTTACATTTGCGCTTCCGTCAACCTTCTTTATATCTTCTGTTTTTCCGCCAGTTTCTTTCTTACTGACTTTCTTGTAAAGCTCTTCGAGTTTCGCGCTAGACTGTTTTCCAAACTGACCATCGACCTCAATACCGACTTTCTTCTGAAACTCTTTAACAGCATTTTCCGTAGAACTTCCAAAATCGCCATCCGCGCCATAACTGCCACAAGAAAATCCACAAGCAATAAGTTTTGTCTGCATGTCTTTCACCTTGCTTCCAGTATCGCCAATAGAAAGATAATCTTTATTTGTGTCATAGTCGATATAACAGAAGCATACTATTCTTGAATTACTCCAACTATACGTCTTGACCGCACAGGTATTTCCATTTCTGTCATACTGAATATTAGACGTATTACCTTCTCCGCATTCAAATGTTCTATTGCTTTCATTAATAGATAAAACTCTTCCAATATGAGATTGGCTAAAGATTACAAGCGCACCGATTTTAGGTATACTACCAGTTTTTCCCGCCGCCCTAAATTTATCACGGGTTTCAAATACACTATATCCGCAGTAATTACTTGCTGTCATATTCCAATTTCTTAAAGCCTGTGCCTTCCCAAACTCTTCAAGCTCCATCGCAAATTGATACGTTGCACACCACGGCTGATTTTGACAACCCATAAGTCCCGCATTGTCAACAATCGTACTAAATTTCTGGTTATTAGAACTGCCAACTTCTGTATACGGAATACTAGCATACTCTCTTTCTTTCTTGATAATATTATAAATACTTCCCATATTTCCTCCAAAAAAAAGAAAGGGGCGTTTCCGCCCCGTAATTATTTAATAGTTGCTAAAGATTTGAATGTACCGATTCCCGCAATACCATCAACTTCAAGATTATATTTCTTCTGATATTGTTTAACGGCATTAATAAGCTTATCGCTCATTGTTAATCCATAAGGTTCAATTTTGTTAATATAAAGACCAATCGCCAGAACCAATGTTACATTAGATTTATTATGATTCAAGGATACATAATACTTTTTAAGTGCGGTTTCCAGATTCTTATTCCACTCGCCGTTAACTTCTAAATTACACTTGTAATCATTGTTTAACGCCGTTTGTAGAGCTTTTATAAATGCACGCCTAGTATTATTGCCATAGATACCGTCAACCTCTAATTTCGCCCCAATGTAGTTATTAAGGTGAGTCTGACCGCTCTTAACAAGTCTTGTTTCTGTTGAATCTTTTGTTCCGCTATTGGTCTTAAACGGAAGTCTGTACGCAAAAATAAAGCCATCAATACCTTCTACGAATGGCTGATTACTCTGTATTCTCGCATTAGTTCCGCAATCATATCTTTCATATAGATTTCCCTTTTTATTTCCAAGAATAAAAATATGCCCGTCAAAGAATATGATATCTCCTGCGGCAACATCAGATTTCTTCGTTATTTTCTTACAATTAATACTTTTGAAATAAGATTCTAAATTACCAACATTTCTATTACCGACATTCTTTAAACCAGACTCCCAAAGAACCATATCGACAAATCTGTCGCAAGATACATATTTTTCATTTGGATAATAAAGAGAGGGTAAGAAAGCGGCATTCCCATATTTAAATCCATTCTTCCTTACAAAATCAGATATCTTTTTTGCATTAGCTAAGAACTCTACTGACGTGAAATTCACACTAGATTCTTTAGCTACCTTTACTAATTTATCGAGTGCCTTTGCTGATTTCTCGCCATAAATACCGTCTTGCTCAAGTCCGCTAATTTTCTGTAAAGCAATAACAGATTTCTTTGTATTATTTCCAAATTGACCATCAACAAATCTGCTAACATAACTATAATCTTCGCAATCGCATAAACCGACAAGCATAAGATTTTCCTGTAATTTCTTTACATCGTTTCCAGACGAACCAACTTTTAACTCAACACTTCCAGTTTGGCTACCATCCTCATTTTGTGCATATTGCTTAATCCACGTTGCACAACATACATGTCGAGTCCAGAAGATTCTTGCTTCAACTGGATTACTATATCTGTTGTAATCCGCATATCTCGGATTTAAACAATCAAGTATATGGTCTACAGAGTAGTTTCCATTACAACGCGCAAAGATTCTCTTCGGGGCGTTGCCGCCGCCTAAATGCTGTATTTCGACCCACATCATCTGCGCCTTTACGTCTTTTACGCCGTACTCAATAGCCCGCTTAACATATGCGTTCAATTGTTTCTCTACAAATAATTCTTTCTGACATTTAATACCCACATCCGTAGAAATCAAAGCGGAGAGTGTAGCCGCCTGAGAAGAAGACGGATTCCAACGCATACCAACCCAATCTTTACCCAACATGGATTCAATGCTTGGCGAACATGTATCAATTTTTCTAAACAATGCTTTGTCGGTATTGAAAATTAAATTACATAATTCTCTTGCTTCTCCGCCGTAAAATTGAAAAGCACCGAGTGTACAAGTATGTTCGCCGCTTGTGTTTTTGTAAGGTCTTGTGTAGTCATTCCATCTTCCGTATCCGTATCTCTGACCACCAGTTTCTACGCCAGAGATTACGTTAGCCATAACTAACTTATTATGCTCGTTCATAAACTTCCCCCTTAATTAATTAAAAAAGAAACATTAAATGGTAGCCATGCTCCAACAGGGCAATCATCAAACGCATCACCTTTACTATATCTACTAAATGTTACTTCGCCTGTTGTCTGTACGCTCAACAGCCAATGTCTACTTCCCGCTCCTTGGCATACAAATTGACAAGCCCTAGATGGCATATATCCACTTGTTAAATTAAAAATTATCATCGTATCAGTCATGTCAGACGATTTTAATACTCTATTAGGTGTTACAACGCCACGAATATATACAGTTTGTCCGACTTTTCTGTATTGAACATTTAGTTCACTGTTAAATAAGTCGAAACGATAACCAACGCTATTTGCATCTTTCCAACCAGAGTCAGTTACAACTCTATTTAATGTCGCGGTTTCTATACTGGAAGATATAATATTTCCACTAGAATTAGATACAACAACTCTACCGCCGTTCGCCATTTTCGTTTTACTTGTAACAAATGTATTAACAGCTTTCGAAGTTGGAACGTCAACAGAATTGGCACTTATTGATGTTGCGGGTGTAATAGTTCCGCAATCATCACCAGTAATATTTTTTAATGTATAAACGCCAGAAGAATCATCTTTGTCGAGTGTATATGAATATGTTGCTATTGGGTTTTCAGTGAAGTAATCTTTGACCGCTTGCTTAATATCCGCAATCGCAATACCGTCCCTAGCAAGCTGATTAACAGCCGTTGCAATACTAGCTATAGCATCTTGAACACTATTGCCACCGTCTAAATTATTTTGACTTGTGTAAGATATATCATCGCCTGATAATTCCATACTTTTTTTGAGATTATCAACCGTTATTTTCCGATTTATTTTGCCAACTACTATAGGGATAATTGAATCCTTACCCGCCTTTAGTATTTCTGTAAATTCACTTATTTTCATTTTTTTAAAACTCCCTCAAAAGAAAATGGGAGAGCAGTTAAGCTCTCCCGACACGAAAGTTATTATTCTCCAAGTTGTTTAATGGTCTGGTCAATCGCTGTAGCCGTTCCGCCAGAAGCAAATCCAACAGCAATAGCTGTAATAATATCGCTTGCGGGATATTCAGGAATGACATACATACCAACTCCGCCGAGAACAGCACCCATAATAAGCACGATAGCGGGAATGTATTTGTTGTCAATAACTTCAACAGACTTAATAACCATACCAATACAGTAACAAATAAGAGAAATAGAAGCGACCGTTGCAATTCCAAAAGTTTCCATAAAAAAATACCTCCAAAAATATATATTATAAGATAACCCTTGATTCTGGCGTAGAATCATCTTTTACCTTTAAAGAACTAATACATTTATTGTACTTTGCATCACCTGTATGATTTCCCCCGACCAATTTATAAGCGTTATGAAGATTTACAAATTCATCAAATTCATCAGCGGGTATATAACCTAATTCAAAGTATTGTTTAAATTTAAGATTTATTTTGTCTCCAAGTTCTTCGCAAGTTGCTTTCGTTATATTATCTATATCCGCCTTGAAAGCGTCATTCTGTTTTTGAAGTTCCTTCTTAAACAACGCATTTTCAC